CGTATCTTTATAGTATTGCATCACAAGCAATTCTTGGGACAGTTGGTTCAGTACCAATAACTTTTAACCCCAACGGCACAGAAAGCGTCCGTATTTCCTCCGATGGCACATTCCGAGTTAAGGGCGCAGGAACTGCTGGCTCAACTGATGCTTTCCAAGTGGCGGGAACTGCGCCAGCGGATGCAGCCCGTATTGACTCCAGCGGGAGGCTTGGTGTTGGTACTACTAGCACAACTGCCGCCCGTACAACTTCTGTTGGCGTTGCAGATGATTACCCTGCTTTTAGAGCCGAGACAGGAGCGACAACAAGCCAACAGCAGATTTCTTTTGTAAATCCGAACGGCGTAGTTGGGACGATTACAACATCAGGCTCCGTCACCGCGTACAACACCACTTCAGACCAGCGCCTGAAAGAAAACGTCCAAGACGCTGCGCCTGCCTCTGCTCTGATTGATTCTTTGCAAGTGCGTCAATACGATTGGAAGGCTGATGGTAATCACCAGAGTTACGGCTTTGTTGCCCAAGAACTTGTAACCGTGGCCCCTGAAGCTGTCCACCAACCCGCTGACCCTGACGAAATGATGGCAGTGGACTACTCCAAACTTGTACCCATGCTGGTCAAGGAAATCCAAGACCTTCGCAAACGCCTTGCAGCCGCAGGCATCTAACCTTAAAGGAAATCACCATGACCACAATCACGACTTGGCAAATTGAGTGGATGAGCACCACTCCCACCACCGCAACCCCTCCTGAAGTCGTCCTGACCGCAGGCTGGCGCTGTTCTGGCGTTGACGGGCTGTACTCCGGCACTGTGTACTCCACTTGCTCTTTCCCGATGCCCACGGAAGGCGGCACGTTCACGCCCTACGCCGATTTGACGCAAGATCAGGTCTTGGGCTGGTGCTGGGCCAACGGCGTCAACAAAGACGCTACAGAGGCCGCTGTGCAGGCTCAGATCGACAACCAGATCAACCCGCCCACGATCCAGCCGCCTTTGCCTTGGATCACTCCTTCGGCATAATAGCCACTCCTTAACCACCACCCGGAGATACACATGGACGAGAAGAACATCAACATCGAACTCAAGCTGCCCCTGCCTGCTGTGAACTACATCATGTCGGTTCTGGCAAAGCAGCCGTTTGAGCAAGTTGCTGATCTGATCCAAGGCATCCGAGAGCAGGCAATGCCGCAGTTGCCCATGCCCGAAGTGCCCCAGGCTGAGCAAGTCCAGTAAGGACGGCGCGTGTTTGCCGGATATGCGTTTGCAGAACAGCCCTTTGCCACCTCGGTAGGGTTTTACTACAGCGCATTTACGGTAGACACCGCTACCGCCGCTGACGCGGCTTCAGTCCTCGCGGCCTTCCTTGCATCCATCTCAGAGACTGCCGCTGCACAAGATGCCGCCGCTACCACTGCGGCGTTTCTTTCTTCCGCATCAGACACCGCCACGGCCCAAGACGCAGCCCTTGGCAACACCGTCTACCTCAACTTTACGGTAGAACAGGCCACGGCAATCGACGCCGCCTCGGCACTGCCGACCTATGTAACCAACACCGCAGACACCGCCACAGCAGCCGATCAAGCCTCTGCCCTGCCCACGTACGCAACGCAGGCCCAAGAAAGCGCCACAAGCCAAGACGCCGCCACATCGCTCTCAGTTTTCCTAGCCCTTGCGCAAGACACGGCCACAGGCTCGGATCAGGCTGACAGCACCCACTTCTTTGGTGTCCTGGCCGACGATGCCGCGTCCATTGCGGATACTGCCGCCTCGAACGTCACGTTCCTTGCTGCCGCCGACGAAGCCATCACTGCCTTTGATGCGGTCACAGTTAGCGTAAACGTCCCTGTCACTGCCGCTGAATCAGCCACGGCACTGGATGCCACACAAGCCAGCATCATTGCCCGTGCGTTTGTTTCTGAGTCAGCCATTGCCATTGACGCTACGTCCTTCCGGTACTTGTGGGAGCCCATCAACGACGATCAGTCGCCGGGTTGGACAGACGTACTGCCATCCATCACAATAGCGGAAGTTGCAACTTTTGCGGGTGGCACATTTGGGGGCTTCCCGTTTGCGGGCACGTACAGCCGGACATTCACACCGTACGTCACAGTATGGGTTGAGATAAACAACGACCAGCCACCCGGATGGACCAACATTGATGCACCGTCTTAAATCAGGTAAGGAACCAAAATGCCCACCTATTCTCCCAGTCTGCGTGTTGAGCTGATTACCTCCGGCGATCAAGCCGGTACGTGGGGCAACACGACCAACAGCAATTTTGAGTACATTTTTGACAGCGCAATTGCAGGGTATCAGACGGTCAGTGTCACCACGGCAAACCAAGCGCTCACGTACAACTCCGGCCCGACCAGCACTCCCGCGCTGAATCAGTCCATCTACGCCATGCTGCGTTTGACCACAACAACGGCGGCGGCGTTTAACGTCTACGCACCGCCTAACCCCAAGCAGTACATCATATGGAACAACAGCGGGTTTGCCGCAACCATCTACAACTCGTCCGTCATCGGCAACACCACAGCGGCAGGCACGGGCATCACTATTGCCAACAACGACCGCGTAGTGGTCTTTTCTGACGGCACTAACTTCTACGACGTTAAGGCCAGCAGCATCACCGGCACCTTGCCAATTGCCAACGGCGGCACCGGGCAGACCACACAACAAGCCGCCATCAACGCCTTGGTGGGCACACAAGTTGCCAACCGTGTGCTGCGCTCGGACGGAACGAACTCTGCCCTCGGCCAAGTGGCGCTTGCCACAGATGTGACGGGCACACTGCCTGTGGCCAACGGCGGCACGGGGGTTACATCTTCGACGGGCACAGGCAGTGTTGTCTTAAACAACGCTCCGACGTTGACCGCCCCAAGGTTTGTTGACCAAGGCTTCATTGCAGATACGGCGGGCAACCGAGTTCTGAATTTCACCACCAATTCAGCGTCTGTAAACTACATCAACATAACCGCTTCTGTATCCGGGCAAAACCCAACGGTATCGGCAGTGGGTGCGGGCACCAATATATCCTTGATACTGGCCGCAAAAGGCACGGGCAAAGTTCGCACTAACGCAGACCTTCTCATTGGTGGGTTTGTTTCTGCCGGTAATGGTACTGGGAGTTTTTCTGCCAACACCATATTTGGTGAATCCGTCCTTAGCAGCAATGTATCTGGAGAATATATTACAGCAATGGGTACTAACGCCGCCGCCGGTGTTACTACGGCTCAATACCTTACTGCTTTTGGCAATGGCGCTGGGCAAACTATCACTACATCAAATAAGCACTCGGCTTTTGGATATCGTGCATTGTATTCTATGGCCACGATGGCAGATTCCGGCGACAACTGGAACGGCTGTACGGCGGTTGGTTTTAGGGCGCTGCAAAGCAATACTGGTAATGCCAGTGTGTCTGATTCTGTGGGTGTTGGTGCAGGGGCGTTGTATTCGTCTACAACGGGCACATTAAACGTGGCTTTGGGTAACGGAGCTTTGTACTCGGCTACCACCGCCTCCAGTAACGTGGCGGTGGGCTGGAAAGCGCTGTTCCTGCACAACAATACTGATGCGGTTGGCATTGGGTACAACGCCGCAGCCACCATGGTCAACAGCCCGATTACTGCGGTAGGCTCTGGCGCTGCAGAAGTAGCCACTGGAAGTTCTGTTACTGCCATTGGGTATAGAGCGCTTCGCCTCAGCACTACAGGCACAGACATTACTGTAGTAGGCTCTGGGGCATTTCAAAACTGTGTTACGGGATGCAACAACAATACGGTCATTGGAGCCAGTGCCGCAAACAACATGACCTTTGGCCTCAGCAATACGTATGTGGGCGCTGCTGTTGTAGCCAGCACGGCATCATCTACATCCAACGAGATTGCAATCGGCGCTTCCGTTACTGGCAAGGGTTCCAACACTGCGTTCATCGGCGGCACCAGCGGCGCGTACAACGGCAAGAATGTGACCACCTGGGAAACCACCTCCGACGAGCGTATCAAGCGCAACATTGTGGACTCCCCCAAAGGTCTTGCGGAGATCAACCAGCTCCGCGTGCGCAACTTCCAATACAAGGAAGAGGCCGATATGCCAAAAACTGAAGACGGCGCACCCGTAGTTGTCGGCCTGGACCCCAACAAGCAAGTTACCGGGTTCATTGCGCAAGAAATTCAACCAATTTTCCCTGAAGCCGTGGCAACGCACGCGCACGATATCTTGTCGGTTTCCGCTGATCCGGTGCTCTATGCAATGGTCAAAGCAATCCAAGAACTCACAGCGCGGCTTGAGGCGCTGGAAGCCAAGTAAAGGAGCACATCATGGCTGATCTCACCAAAGCCATCGGCGCAGTTGCTGCCAGTGTTGCCGCACTGGGCGGCAGTTACACCTTAGCCGATAAATTTGGCTGGTTTGACCGTGCAATCATCGAATGGTCGCCTGAGAACTTCAAGATCACGGCTGAAGCTGGCAAACCGATCAACGTCACCGTTGCGCGAATTAAAAAACGCGACGATTGCTCTGTTGAGAGCTTCACCCCAAGCATCCGAGACGCAGCAGGAATGGTTCATGCGGCCACAACAACTGCCAGTAAGTTTAGCGGCCCAGCAGGGCCAGAAGTTGACACCTTCACCTACCAATTGACCATGGTTCAGAAAGAGAAGATTGCTGCGGGTACGGCAACATTGCTTGCAACGATCAAGTACAAGTGCCCGGAGGGTGAGCGCGTGGTTCAGTACCCGCGCCACCCCAACCTTAGTTTTGACCTGAAGGGGTAAGCATGGACTGGCTTAAACAAATTGCACCCACCATCGCCACGGCACTTGGTGGGCCGCTTGCTGGCATGGCCGTGTCAGCTATCTCCAAAGCCATCGGCGTGGATGAAAACAAAGTCCAAGACATGATCTCCAGCAACAAGCTGTCAGCCGATCAGATAGCTCAGGTCAAGCTGGCCGAGATTGAGTTGCAAAAGCAGGCGCAAGAGCTTGGCTTGAACTTTGAGAAACTGGAAGTTGAGGATCGCAAAAGCGCCAGGGAGATGCAGGCTACCACGCGCTCCATGATGCCCCCCATCTTGGCTGGCGCAGTCACGCTGGGCTTCTTCGGCATCATGGTGATGATGTTCTTCAACCAGATCGACAGCAGCAATCCGGCCATCCTGATGATGTTGGGCAGCTTGGGCACGGCGTGGACAGGCATCATCGCCTACTACTTCGGCTCGTCTGCTGGCTCCCAAGCCAAGACTGATCTGTTATCAAAGGCTGCAAAATGAAGCACAATTGGGAAGAAGCCCTGGCGCACATCCTCAAGTACGAGGGCGGTTACGTCAACCATCCGTCTGACCCAGGCGGCATGACCAATCTAGGAGTGACAAAGCGTGTATGGGAAGAATGGACTGGCAAGCCTGCCACTGAAGCCGACATGCGTGCGCTCACACCTGCAATGGTTGGCCCGCTCTACAAGAAGCGCTACTGGGATGCTGTTCGCGGGGACGATCTACCTAGTGGGGTTGATCTGTGCGTGTTCGATGCTTCTGTCAATGCTGGCGTTGGTCGCGCTAGTAAATTTCTTCAGCAAGCTGTTGGAGTGACCGCTGACGGGCAGATCGGACCCAAGACGATAAGTGCCGTGACAGCCAAGCCCGCAGATGAAATAATCGAGGCGTTTTGCGCTTTGCGCGAAGCCCACTACAAGAGCTTGAGCACCTTTGATACGTTTGGCAAAGGCTGGATGCGAAGGCTTGCAAGCGTCAAAGCTGAGTCAACAGACATGGCGTAAGGTCCACAATGCCGCTTCAAAAACTTCAACTGCGTCCCGGTGTCAACCGCGAATCGACCACGCTTGCCAACGAGGGTACGTGGTTTGAGATGGACAAGGTGCGGTTTCGCTCGGGCTATCCTGAAAAGTTGGGGGGCTGGGTTAAAGACAGCGGCCCCAACACATCCACGCTGCAGCCCAGCACAGGCACGCTGTGGGGAGTGTGCCGTTCCCTGTGGAACTGGCTGAACCTTGTTGGTTTTAACTTGTTGGGGCTTGGCACCAACTTGAAATACTACATCCAAAACGGCACGGGCGGCGGCTTCTACGATATCACCCCGATCAGAGACACGGCCACTGCGGTGGCCAATGCGTTTACAACCAACACCGCAACAAACACTGGCACGCAGACGACACTGGTCATTAACGATCCCGGACATGGCGCTCAGACCGGCGACTTTGTGACTATCTCGGCTACCTCTGGCCCAGTTAACGGCGTCCTTGCGGCCAACATAAACGGCGAGTACCGGATCACGTACCTGACAACAGGCACCTACTCCATAGTTGTAATAGGCACAGCTTCGAGCAGCGGCACGCCAGCGGTCAGCGCTACGTTTGCCTACCAGATTACTACGGGCAGCGCGGTGTACACCGCAAACGTCGGTTGGGGCGCGGGGGGCTGGGGCGGCTCTTCTGGCCCGAGCGCTATAACCACAATAAACGGCGGCACCGCTGTTACTTCGAGTTCTACAACCCCTATCACTGTGGTGTCTACAACGGGCTTTGCTGCCAGCGGGACAATTTATATTGACACTGAAGGTATTTCATATACCGCAGTAACGGCAACCACATTTCAGGGCACCATAACGCGTGGTGTATCCGGCACTACTGCGGCTGCACACGCAAACGGTGCCAGTATTTATCAATATCCTTCGTCAGCTACCGGGTGGGGTATAGCCGCTCCAACAGGTCTTGGTATCGGCCAACAGCTTCGTTTGTGGAGCGAGGCCAACTTTGGCCAGAACTTGGTGCTCAACCCACGAGGGGGTGCGTTGTACTATTGGGTGGTTGATAATACGCCAACGGTGTTTAATCGAGCGCAGGTGTTAAGTTCCACTAACACTAACACCCAAAACGGAATCCAGTACTGGCTAGCAGACGCTTACTGCCCCACCATATGCAACTTTGTGATGGTCTCTGATGCATCGCGGTTTGTCATTGCGTTTGGCTGCAACGTGCAGGGCTCAACAACACTTGACCCACTGCTTATCCGCTGGTCTGACGCAGAAGACATACTTGAGTGGGAGCCACTGGAGACCAACGACGCCGGGTTCTACCGGCTAAGCAACGGCTCCACAATTGTTGGTGCTATGCAGGCGCGGCAGGAAATATTAATCTGGACTGACGCAGCGCTGTACGCCATGCAGTTCGTTGGGCCACCGGATGCTTGGGGCTTTCAAATTCTGGCGGATAACATCTCGATTGCCGGTCCCAACGCCATGACATCTGCGGCCAACGTCACGTACTGGCTTGGCTTAGATAAGTTCTACATGTACTCAGGCCGCGTGGAAACGCTGTACTGCCCGCTTCGCCAGTACATTTTTGGCGATATCAACTTGCAGCAGCAGTACCAGTTTTTTGCAGGGACCAACGAAGGCTTCAACGAGATTTGGTGGTTCTACTGCTCGGCCAACTCTACCGTGATTGACCGCTACGTCATCTACAACCACTTGGAGCGCATTTGGTCGTACGGCAACTTAGGCCGCACAGCGTGGCTTGACACACCGCTGCGCAACTTTCCGTCAGCTACGGGAGAAACAGACACCAACGCCATACTGGTCTACCACGAGAACGGCGTCAATGACGCGTCGGTGGACCCACCCGTGCCAATCAGCGCGTACATTCAGTCAGCGGACTTTGACATAGGTGACGGCCACAACTACGGGTTTGCTTGGCGCATGATCCCGGACATCACGTTTGACGGCTCTACCGTCAACAACCCGCAGGTCACGTTCACGTTGCGTCCACGGCAGAACCCTGGTGCCAACTACAACACGGCAGATACGCCCACAGTGACCAGCGCCCAGAACTACCAAGGCCAGCGCAACTACACGGTGCAGCAGTTCACCCAGATTGTCTACACCCGCATCCGTGGCAGGCAGATGGCGTTCAAAATTAGCTCGGACGGGCTGGGTGTGCAGTGGCAGTTGGGCGTGCCCTCGCTCGATGTGCGTCCTGATGGTCGTAGGTAAAAACCCGTATGACACTGATCGTCACCTCTACCGCTGCGCTCACACGCGTTACGGCACCGCGCTTGCCTGCGGCTCCCACGGAGTACGAGTCGCGGTACCAGAACCAGTTTGCGGATACCCTACGCCTGTACTTTAATCAACTCGACAACACACTGCGCCAGTTTGGCGTGTCCAGTATTGTTCCGGCAGTAACGAACTTCACCGTAGCTGCGCTACCCAGTGCGGTTACATCAGGCGCGGGGGCAAGGGCTTTTGTGACCGACGCTTTGACACCCGTCTTTGGTGCTACGGTTGTTGGGGGCGGCGCTGTCTTCACGCCTGTGTACTCTGACGGGACCGACTGGAAAGTTGGCTAAAAAACACCCCCATGATAGACTTGACCAACCCCTTCTTTGTGAGGCACCAATGAGCCTTCAGCAACTAGCCGCACAGCGCATGGCAGCGCAAGGACGCGGCCCAGATTCACAGCTTGTCCACATGTCTCCCCGAGAAGTCGAGGGGCTGCAAGCGCTAGCTATGGCCGCTGGCGGATCACTGAGCATCAACCCCCAAACGGGCCTGCCTGAAGCGGGCTTCTTGGATAAGATGCTGCCGCTTTTGATTGGTGCTGGTATCACCGCCGCTACTGGCGGCGCTGCAACGCCCATGATGGTCGGTCTCGGCATGGGTGGCTTTGAAGCTGCTCGCACGGGCAGTTTGCAAAAAGGCTTGATGGCGGGCCTTGGCGCATACGGTGGCGCGGGGCTTGGTGCCGGTCTGATGGGTGCAGGCGCGGAAACGCTTGGCGCAACCGCCAACGCAATGGGTGTCCCCGCAGCGACAGGGGCGGGATCGCAGGCAGCGATGCTAGCCGCACAGAACCAAGGTTTTGGTCAAGCCGGTTTAGAAGCCCTTGGGCAAAGCGCCGCTACAGCGCCGGGCGCATTTACCGACTTTGTAAAAACGCCTGTGCAGTCCATGACTTCTGGCGCAATGGGGTTGACAGAAGCTCCGGGGCGCACAGCGTTCATGAACGCGATTGGTGGGGGCAAAGAAGCGCTTAAATTTGGGGCAGCCGCCGCAGCGCCTATGCTGCTGGATCAGCCCAAGTTCACCCCACCCGCTCCTGACACGGAGCGCTACAACTACTCGTTTGATCCCGGACGCGTGGAAGACCCCGAAGCTGGGTATACCGGCCCGGTCAGTGGGCAGCGCAACTTTTTCAATCCAATTTTTAAACGCCAGTACGCCGAAGGCGGTCCCGTCGAGCAGATGTCGGAAAATAACATTTTTGATATGCAAAACGCCCGTGGCGGCGTCTCGGACATGGGCATCGACAGCTACACAGGCATGGAGCGCATGGCCGAAGGCGGCACTACGGACGAAAACAGGTACAGCGGGAACGCATACGCTTTTGCGCCTGTTGCACAAGCGGCCCCATCTCCGGGCAGGCGCAGGGTTGCGGCAGCACCAGCGCCCGTTGAGGACCCGGTGGCGCGTGGGCCAATGCCCGTTGAAGACCCGGTGGCGCGTGGGCCAATGCCTGTTGAACAACCCTACGTACCCCCAGTCGCAGCCGGTGAGTACACGTACGAGTACGACCCGGTAACACAGACATACATAAATGTTGCGCCGCCTCCTGGCACAGTGCCGCAGCAACCGACAACGGTAGAGCCGGTGTACGAGAGTCTTGCATCTACAGGTTTTGCCGGTGGCGGCATCACTGACTTGGGCGGCTATTCTGACGGCGGCAGGCTCCTGCGCGGCCCTGGTGATGGCGTGAGTGACTCGATCCCTGCCATGATTGGCCGTAAGCAACCTGCCCGTCTCGCAGATGGTGAGTTTGTTGTGCCTGCCCGCATCGTCTCTGAGCTGGGCAACGGCTCGACCGAGGCTGGCGCTCGCAAGCTCTACGCCATGATGGACCGCGTGCAAAAAGCACGGCGCAAAACCGTGGGCAAGGGCAAAGTAGCCAACAACCCCCGCGCTGACAAGTACCTCCCTGCCTAAACATGCCTCTGTACCACATCACCCCCAACCAGTTGCCACAGGTTTGGCCCGTTGCCGCGCCGTTGCTGCAAAAAGCCATTGATCTTGACCCCAGCGCAATAACGATTGAGCAAGTTGAGTACGCCGTGCGTACGGGCAAGACGTTTTTGCTGGTGTGGGAAGAGCCCGATGTGGGCGTCACGGGCGCGGTGACAGTGGAGTTTGTGGATTACCCACGAGAGCGCGTTGCACATGTCAATCTTATGGGCGGCAAGAGCATCGTCAGGACCCATGTTTTTGCAGAAGCTATGGACTGGATGCGGGCGTATGGCGCGACGAAAGCGCAGTGCTGGGCCAGAGGCACGCTCGTGCAGATGTATGAAAAGATGGGCATGGAAAACACCCATCAAGTGATGAGGATTACGCTATGAACTTGCTTAAATGGCTCTTCAGCCCCGAGTGGTTTATCTTCCGCATGGACGGCGGCGGGGGTGGAGGCGGCGCACCAGCTACGCAGACACAAATCTCGGATGTGCCAGATTGGGCCAAGCCGTACGCCAAAGAAATTCTTGGCAGAACAAGTGCGCTGACCGACATCAATAAAAACCCATACCAGCAGTACGGGGGCGAGCGGACTGCGCAGTTTTCTCCTCTGCAGGAAAAAGCGTTTTCAAGCGTTGGCAACATGCAAGTCCCCGGCCAGACCGGGGAAGCGTCAAACATTACCCAGCAAGCAGCGTACCGGGCGTTGAACTCGCAGTACCAGCCAGGGAATTTTCAAAACCAGTACCAAGCACCCACGCAGTACCGGCCCGAGCAGTTCAGCTACATGGGCATCAATGCGCCCGAGCTGCAGCAGTACCAGATGGGGCCTGCGCAGCAAGTGCGAGGCGGGCAATATGCCGCCCCTGAGATGCGTGCTGCGCAGACGGACTACAACCCCAATCTGCAGCAGTACCAGATGGGGCCTGCCGAGCGTGCCAGCACACAGAGCTTCACCCAACCCGGCAGCGCAGAAGCCTATATGGACCCGTTTATGCAGAGCGTGGTTGCTAAGCAGACCCGCGAAGCCGAGCGCCAGTCAGCGCTTACCGGGCGGCAGCAGCGAGCGCAAGCTATCCAACGGGGCTCCTTTGGCGGGGGGCGCACGGCAGTCACAGAGGCCGCGCAGGCGCGTGATCTTGCGCAGCTCAAGAGCGACATCTACGGCACCGGCCAGCAAGCGGCATTTCAAAACGCGCAGCAGCAGTTCAACACCGAGCAGCAGGCTCGGATGCAGGCGCAGCTTGCCAACCAGCAGGCAGGACTTACTGTCGGCGGGCAAAACCTCGCGGCCAAGCTCGGCATCCAGCAGTTGGGCACGCAGACAGGGGCGCAGACAGCGCTTGCCAACCTGTCCTCGCAGCAGCAAGCTAACGTCCAAAATCAAGCAGCGCAGCTTCAGACGCAGGGGCTTACCGCAAACCAAGCCATGCAGGCGGCACTTGCCAATCAGCAAGCGGGCTTGACCACAGGGCAGCAAAATCTTGCCGCGCAGCTTGGTGTCCAGCAGCTAGGTTCCGGGCAGAACATGCAGGCGCAGCTTGCCGAGCAGCAGGCATATCAGAACATGCTTCAGCAACGCGAAGCATCGCGTCAGTTTGGCTACGGCCAAGACATGAACGCCGCTGGGCAACGCGCTCAGTACGGCCAGTCCGCGCAGCAGCTCGGTGAGCAGTCGCGTCAGTACGGCGCTGGCTACGGTCTCCAAGGGCTGCAGGCGGCGACACAGGGTGCCGGGCAACTGGGCAATCTGGGGCAGCAACAGTTTGGCCAGCAAAGAGACATCGCTGGGATGCAGGGGCAGTATGGCTCGCAGCAGCAACAGCAGCGCCAGCAGTTGCTCAACCAGCAGTACCAAGACTTCCTCAACCAAGAGCGCTATCCGTACCAGCAGATGGAGTACATGTCGGGCATGATGCGCGGCACGCCGATGGGCACGGTGAACACGATGTACCAAGCCCCACCCAGCGCACTGTCTCAGGTGGCAGGTCTTGGCGTTGCAGGAGCAGGCGCATACGGCTTGATGAACCGCAAAAAAGGCGGTGCGATCAAGGACAAGGACAAGGACAAAGCCAAGACACGCGCAGGTCTGAACGAGCTGGCACTTATGAAGATGGGGGCTTGAGATGATTAACGTCAACCAGATGACCTCGCAGCTTGCGCGGATGCCCGACCAAGCGTTGCAGCAGTACGCGCAGATGCACAAGAACGACCCGTACATCATGGCGCTGGCCATGTCGGAGTCCAACCGCCGCAAGAGTATGCGCACGGGTGCGCAGATGAACGCGCCTGAAGAGCCCAAAGTTGTTGACCAAGCCATACAAAGCATGGCTTCTCCCATGCCCGAGGACGTCGGCATTGGCCAGCTCCCAGCAGGCGAGATGAATTTTGCTGGTGGTGGCATTGTGGCGTTCTCTGACGGCGGCGATGTGCCGAGGTATCAGGACCGGGGGCTGGTGCAAAGCTACGACCCGGAAGAAATTAAAAAATTTGCCGAGCGCCGTTTAAAAATGGAGCAGGCGCGGGCAGCACTTAGCGCAGCGCCACCCGGCGCTGCAGCGGCCCCCGGCAGCCCCGGTTTTATGCAGTATCTGAAAGACACGCTGTCTCGTTTACGACCTGCAGGATTAGCCGGGTACGGTTTTGGTTTACATCACGGTAGCCTGAACGAGAATGAAGAAGCGGAGCTGCGCAAACGCCGTGAAATGGGCGCTACCATAGACACGCCGTCAGCAGTAGATCGCTTGAGTCCCGGCGACATGGCACTGCGCCAACAACCCGTACCGCTTGCACCTCCCGCACCTCCCCCTACCGCGTCCGGCCCCGGTGCTGGTGGCCCACGCCCCCTTGCTGCCGCAGCAGCAAAGCCCCCCGTAGACTCCGGCGCTGCTGCAACACCCCCACAAGGCGGTTTGCCTGATTTACAAAAAAAGTATGAAGAAATTCTGGCCAAGCAAAAGTACGAAGACCCAGCAAAAGCCAACTTGAGTGCGCTAACTGCCAAAGAGACTGCTGCCGCCCAAGACGAAAAAGCCGCGCTGGAGCGGGATCAGGCGCGTTTTGCTGAAGTGTTTAAGGGTCGCGAAGGGCGTATAGGTAAACGCGAAGCGGACATCAGCACGCAAAAAGACACCAACACCAGCTTGGCGCTGCTCAATGCGGGTTTTGCCATTATGTCTACGCCCGGAGGGCTGGCTACTGCGTTGGGCAAAGGCGCTCAAGTAGGCACTGCGCAGTTTGCGGCAGGGCTGGACAAAATTCGCTCGGCGCAAGAGAAAATAGACGATGCGCGTGACCGCCTTGAAGAACTGCGGCTTAACCGCGACGAGATGGGTGCCAAAGAAATTCGGGCAGCGGAAAGCAAAATTCGCAACGTCGGAGTTGAAGCTGAGAAACGCGTGATTGATGGTTTGCGGCAAGCTGGGCAAATTAACCGGGAAGCTGCCAAGACTGTTTTCACATCAACGGCGCAGCAGGGAATTGCACAACTTGAAATTAGCGGACGAGAAAAAGTTGCAAATATTGGGCGTGAAGGCCAGATGGCCCAAGCGGCAGCAACTCGCGACAACGCTGCGGCTACCCGTGCTCTGGCGGATAACGCTCGCATGGCCGCATTGGCGGAAAGCGTCCGCAAGAACATTGCAGACGAAGCGGTTAAGCGGTTTCCGTACAGCACAACCGACCAAGCAACCTACCAGCAACAGGCCATGCAAGCGGCTTTACGTAGCAACCCCGGTCTGTCACAATACTTGGGCGTTGCCGGGGGCGGCAACGCACCGTCTAAAGCCGACTTGCGGTTCAATGACAAGACGGGACAATTTGAACCAATGAGGTAAAACATGACGTATACCGTTGCTCTTCCAGATGGCCGCACTGTTGAATTTCCAGACAGCGTACCAAAAGAAAGGGCAGCGGAACTGTTGCGGCAACAGTTTCCAGCACCAGAAGCCAAAGCCGCTGGTTTCTCGGTTAGCGACATCTTCACTTCTCTGGGGTTAGGAGCGCTTGGCGGCACTAAAGCCCTGACTGACGTTGCTGGTGCAGGCAACGTCGTTTCTGAAAAACTGGGACAAGCAAGCGAGTCCCTCCAGCAACGCCTGTCCCCTGAGCGACAAGCCGAAATCAGACGCCAGCAAGAACGCGCTGAGAAGGCCGCAACCAGCGGCAGCACACTTGAAGAGATTAAAGCTGGCGCACAAAGCGTTTTTGAAGCCCCGCTCCAGTCCACAGCGCAGGCACTGGGCTCCTTTGCCCCCATCCTTGCCACTCTGTTCCTTGGCCCCGGCGCTGCCGCGCTAGGTCTTGGCGCTAGGGCCACTGCCGTAGCCACCAACATTGCCAAAGCAGCGCCCGTTGCAATCGGTACCGCGCAGGGAGCCGGTGCAGTCAAAGGCGCTATCTACGAGGGCGTCTACAAAGCAGAGCGCAAAGACGGCGTATCTGAAGACGAGGCGAAGGAAAAAGCCACCGCAGCGCAGGACTATTTTGGCCAGAACATCGACCAGATTCTGGTGGGCGCTGGCGCAGGTTATGTCTCAGGCAGGTTTGGTGCGGAGCGCCTGCTTACTCCCGGCGCTGCCGCTAAAGCTGAAGGCTCGATGCTGGGCCGTGTTGGCACGGCGTTGGCAACAGATGTGCCAACCGAAGCCTTTCAAGGCGGTCAGGAACAGTTTGCACAGAACCTTGCGCTGCAGCGCGAAGGACGCGATGTACCCCTCTTCCAAGGGGTGGCTGCACAAGCCACGCAAGAAGGTCTCATGGGGGCACTGGGGTCAGGCCCCATCGCGGCTATACGCGGCCCCGGAGATGCCCGCCTGCGGGAAGAGCAAGATCGCCGAGCCGCAGAGTCCGCACAACTGCAAGCGCAAGCTGACGCCCAGCGTGCCGAGCAAGAGGCGTTTAAACAGACGCCTGAGTACCTTGATGACATTGAAAAACGGTTTGCGCAAATAAAAGCGCAGGAGAAGCAACTCAAAGACGCCGTTCCGGCAAGGGCTGACAAAGACGATCTGCTGGCTGTTGAAGAACGCCGCAGGGCAGTCGAGGCGCTCAATGAGTTTAAAAAGAGCGACGAGTACGTCAACACCATTGACGAGTACACGCAGGCGTACGACCAACTTCGCCCTCGCGCACAAGAGCGCAAAGCGGCAGAGGTTGAGAAGCAGCGTGTTGAGCGTGTGCAAGCTGCCCCTGAAGGAACTCAGCTTGACCTAGCAGGAGAACCGGGCGCGGCGCAGGACATGTCGCAGCAAGGGCAGGTCGAGTCTCTTAAACAATACATTGCATCTTTCGACAAGCAGATCAAACAAGCGCAGGCGGCAGGCGACCGGAATCAAGTGCTGGCGTTGCAAAACAAGCAGTACGAGGCACAGCAGCAACTTGCCACTATCGCCATCTCTGAATCGCTGCCGGAGCAGATCAAGTCACTTTCGCAGGACTTTGGCGGTTTTACTGAAAAAATTAAGCAGGCTGCGGGCGATGAGGAACAGGTGCGCAAGCTGCTGGTTGAGCAGTACAAGGTGCAGCAGCAGATCACATCGCTGTTGCCTGACGCGTCGATGCTGGACGAGGCTAAGGCGTTGGCCCAGCGCAATCTAGAAAATTACCAGACGCAAATTCAAACGCTTACAGAGCAGCCTAATAAAAAACCTGAGCAGTACCGCCAGCTTGAGCAGCTTAGCAACACCGCCAATCAGGTTCGACAGGCAATTGCGGGCATTGAGTCCACGCAAAAAACGGTTGAACAGTACGCGCCCGTCGAGAAGCAAAAAGCTATTGACAAGCCGCGAGAGATAGCCAAACTCAATAAAAAACTGGAAGATCAAGCCGCGCTGGGTGAAGACATCGGCCCAACGCTGGAAAAACTCCGGGCGCTGGATACCGTTGCAGAGCAGCCAGCCCTGTTCGGTGATGAAGACCTGCGGGATGTAGTTCCTCGTGACTTAGGCGACATCATGGCCGACGAACGCGAGCGTGTTAAAGCCTTGCGAGAAAAGCTTGACGCCGAGCGTGCCTCCTTGCAGCGCATGGCTGCGACACCGCAGACGCAGCTCACGGAAGAAGTGCAGCGCAGAAAGAAAGAGCTTACTGAAGAGGCGCGAAAGACGGCTCAAGAACTTCAGCAACGCAACAAAGACCTGTACGAGTTTGAGAAGAAGCAGACGCTGCTCGACAAGCTGCGTAAAGAAAAACGTACGCCGCTGGTTGCCCAAGGCATTGAGGCCATTCAGCAGCAGATCGCTGCGTTGCAGAAAAAACTACAAGCGCAAGAACCCAAGGTCCGCGTACAGCAGCCACGAACCAAGCTGCCTGAAGCCGCCCCTGAAGGGGAGTTTGCACCTCGCGTAACTGACGCTCAACTTACTGAGCAGCGCGACCGCGACATTGCGGCGCTGTTGGACAAGTTCTTGCCCGGTGCACTGGGCGTAACACCCACGCTAGAGGTACTGAAAGTGCAGGGGCCGGAGGGTCCGCGTGAAGTAAGACTGACCACGCTGGGTAGCACAAGCAGCAAAGCTTTGCGCCAAGAACTGGAAAACGTAAACCGCCGCCGTGATGACGCTGTTGTGGAGTTGTTTGACTCTAGAGGCCCAACGGCTAACGCGTTGCGCAGCGAAATCGTCATGTTGGTCACGCGTGAGGTGGAGCTAAACCGTCAACTGAGCAAACTTGACCCGCTCAGTAATGAGTACCGAAAAGACTTGCAGTCGCTTGTTCGGCAGACGTTTACGCGCCCCAGCGCCATACCCAAAAACCGCACACCAAACCTTGCGGAACAGCAGTACCTTGACGCCGTTGACAACATGCAGCGCGTTGAAGACGCCACGCTGGACGACATTTATGCAATGAACAAGCTGGCGTATAACGCTAGGCAGCGTGGGGTTGTAGATATAACCGCTTTGGTGCAGAACAACCCCGTCATGCAAGCGGGGCGGGATGCTGAAGCGCGTTTGTCCGCCGCCCAAAAGCGTGTTGATGAAGCGGCTAAAAGAATGCCGCAACTGCCGGACCTCACTGAGCAGGCGCTTGAAGACAAGATTGACACGCTTGCGGCGGAGTTTTCTGAGGGCACACCCCAGCAACTCTCAACCGCAACTAAAGCACGGCGTGTGCCAGCCGCCGTGCGGCCCCCGGCTTTGTTGGGCGTGGACATCCCTGCACAAATTGCAGCCAATAACCGGCAGATTGAGCAGCTCAACAAAGACATTCAGTACGCGGGTAAACCGTCAGGTGCTGAGAAAGTGGCAGCGCTCAATAAGATGAAGGCGGAGCGTGACCAGCGCCGGGAAGAGAACCAACGGCTTGACGCACAACTGACAACAATACGCGGCAAACTAGGACAAGCCGCAGAGCCCGCAGCGCCCGCAGAAGAAATTGGTGAAGTTGCCGAGATGCGGCAAGAGCTTGCCACCATTGAGCGCACGCTTGCATCAGATAAAAAAGAACTTAAACAACTGCAAGAGCAGTTGCAAGAACAGCAGAAAAAAGAACAAACGCCCAAAATTCAAGAAGAAGTTGCCACTTTGGGGCGGCGGATAAAACAATTTGAGGCTAGAGCCAACATCACGCGTCAGCTTGAGGCTGCACGCGATGACCTTAAAGAACGGCTTCAGGCGCAGGGGGCAAAACCTGTAGAAACGCCTAGCACAGAAGAACAGTTGGGGTTTAGGACAGGCCCCGCGTCAAAATTTCAGTTAACAGAACTCAAACCTGTTACCGCAGAAATGACCAAAGCGCGTACCGCTATTGTTGCGGCTACGCAGCGCATTGAGGACATACACAAAGCCGCAGGTCGTGTTAGCGACATGGGCGAGCAGTACTTCCGCGAAGTTGCAACGACGTACCAGCTACAACTGGACAAAGACAACAATGCGCTGAACAACATTAAAGCCGCCATTGCACGCGTGTTGAAAGGACAGGAGGAAGCGCAGCTTGCCATCAACGCCGCACGTACACCTGAACAAAAGGCAACTGCGGTCAAAAACTTAGACGAGCTGCGGCAGCGAGAAGTCGACCTCAAAGATTTGCAAACGGTGCGCGAGCGCCGAAAAGCAGGGATGCGTGAAGCCATTGCCGAAGTGCAGCGGTTTCTGAATCTGTCGCGGTTGGCGGGCGTAAACAAAACCACCAGCCTGCGCGAAAGCCTTGCCCAAGCACTTGACCGCGCTTTGGCAGATAGGGAGAAAAAAGAAGCCGCGCTTGCAGAATTGCAGAAAAAGCAACGCATGTACGAGCAGCAAGAGGCTGCTAGGCGCGGGATCGACCTCGGCGAAGCTGAAGCTGAGAAGATTACTGCGGGTGAGGCTGAAGGGTTTGTGTCGGTGTCTGGTAAAGCACTGGGCGAGAAACCTAAAGCACAACGCAGCGGGGTCATCAGCAAAGACAGCAAAGTCAAGGTCATCAAACCTGACCAAAGCAAGAAGTTGGAAGAGGCTATTCAAACTGCTGCGGCTTTGGTTGGCGAAGCTCGGCGCGAGAAAGAGACCGCCAAGGAAGCATTGCAAGCGCAAACGCCTTCCGCAGAGCGCTTGGCTTCGCTTAAACAAGCACTCACAGCGCTTGAAAAGCAGGTCAACGCACATTACAACGCGACACAGATTGCAGAACTTCAAGCCGAGATTGGGCAGTTGCAAGCGCGGTTGGCGGCGCTTCCCGTTGCACCGGCAATTGCTGACGTAGCTGAGCAATACAACAAGGCCAGCACTGCCACAAAGGGTTTACCCGCACCAGAGCGCGTTGCGCAGTTGATGTTTGATAAAAGCAGCGCTGAACAAAAAGCCGCCGCGCAGTTCAAGGCCGCTGAGCAAGCCGTTGCTGCTGCCCAAGCCAAGTACGCCGCCGCCGGAAAAGCGCTGAGTCAGGCTGAGAAAAAAGTTGCGAAGACGCTACCTCAAGGGTTTAAGGTACGAAATCCGCAGAGACTTCAGGGCATCAAGCTGCAGATCAGCAATTTGCTTGCTTCCGCACCAAAACTGCGTGATGACATTCAAAACGCTTTGTACGCGCAGAGCGAGGCAGAGAAGAACTACATGGCAGCTCGCCTTGAGCGGCTGCTGCTTAACCAGCAGATGGGCGAACATGCCAAGCGTGATGCTGCCAGCATCACGGCACAGTTGGCAAGCGCTGCCGACGCCGTTGCAAACCTGCAGAAACAACTGAGCACCGCAACTGCCAATGAAGTTGCAATGCGAAGCAAGCTCGACAAGAGCAGCGCAGCGTTGGAAAAAGCCCTGGACGACGCAGAGATTGCACGGCAAGCCGCACGCAACGCAGAGCGTTTGGCGCAGGAGCAAGCGCAGACATCTGCACTGGATGCCGCCAAAGACGCGCAAGACCGCGCTGATGCTTTACGCACAGGGCTTGGGTTGCCCGGCAGGCGCGTCGAGCGCGACACCGCAGGCAAGGTGATGACGGCGGTTCAAGCTGACATTCGTCAGCGCATGGCTGCGGCAGAGACCAACCTGTCCAAAGCAATCAAGGCAGGCAACCCAGACGCTATCAGGAAGTACACCGCCGAAGTTGAAGCCACGACTAGAGAGCTGGCGCAGGTGTACAGCAAAGCCCCGCTTACTGTTTCCGAGGTCGGTGCTGCAGCGCAAGCACGCAAACGCTCCGCAGGGCTTACCGCTAAACAAAAAGAAAAAACGCTGGAGAGCGTACAAAAAGAACTGGACGAGGCGGTCATCGAATTGCGCGATGCAACTAATCGTAACGACACCGCAGCGATTAAAGCAGCGGACGCTAAAGTTGAAGAACTGATTACGCTGCGCGATGCGTACGCAGTTCAAACGGCAGCACAACCAGAAGTTGTCGAGGGTGTGCGCTCGACTTCACGCCGGGAAGGTCCGGCTGTTCGTTATGTTCGTGGCGGCAGCAAAGCCATCATGCAGGCTGGCGCGGTCAAGTTGCGTGCGGCAGGCATGTCGCAAGACGCGGCCAATGCGGTCAGTTTGTACGTGGCCAAGAGCAGAATCCGTGGCGCTAAAGACACGGCAAAAGTGGAAGAGCTGACGCAAGCCTTTGACGCGCTCACTGATGGCATGACCGAAGAGCAGATCAAAGCCGCAGTTGCAGAAGGCAAGCGCCTCATGGGCCTCGGCCCCACTGCTGAACTTATAGCCAAGCGTGTAACGTACCAAGAGGCGTTGGCAAACGTCAGTAAAGCAGAGCAGGACTTGCGCGAAGCCAAATCCAATGTGACCAAAGAACTTGCGCAAGATGCGTTGGATTTGGCAAAACAGCGCGTAGAGTCTGCTTCCAACTCGTACGACCAAGCCAAGGCGCTGTACGAAACGTCGCAAATCAGGACCGCCAAGAAAGCCGAGAAGGACGCGGTCGAGGCGCTGTTTGATGAGACAGAGATTGCGCAGGACACGAAAGGTGCCAAGCTCGGCAAGGGCGCAGGTCGTACCGCAGCGGCGATTGAGGGGAGCGTGTTCCGTACCACTGACACCGCTGGACCCGGCATGAAAGCGCAACGTGTCCGTGACGTAGCGCTTAAAGTTGCGTCTGAGTGGTCTGTTGTGCCGGACATTTTTGTTGTAGAAGACATTGACGGGTTGCCAGAGAACATCCGGGAGCAGGCAATAAAAGCAGGTGTTGCCGACAACATTCCGGGCGTGTACGACCCAGCAACCAAGACTGCTTATCTGGTTGCTAGCAACCTTAAAACAACTGAAGATGTGTTGTTGACCCTTGCGCACGAGGTAGCCGGTCACTTTGGTTTGCGAGAAGTTTTGGGTAGTTCGTACGCACGCACTATGCAAAAGCTGTATGCGGGCAACAAACTTGTGCGTGACCGTGCCAACGAGAAGATGCAGGCGCAAAAGTTTCTTGACCAGAATACGGCGGTGGAAGAGGTGCTGGCGGATATGGCTGAGACGGGGGCGTCACCACAAGAGCGCAATCTTTTGCAACGCGTGTATGACTTTGTCAAGCGCTGGCTCAAGGACACGTTTCCAAGCTTGAAAATTGACCGCGTTACTGACAACGATGTGCGGCAGGTTGTGGCCAACGCTCGGCGCTATGTGACCAACGCAGACAAGTCTTTGCTGGAAGGCGGCGCTGCTGCTACCAGCGGCGTGGTCTATCGCACAGCGCCCGAGTCCTCCATCGTTGGGCGTCCTGCCGGTACGCTGGCTACGCTGCACGGCAACTTCTTCGGTCTGGCGGGGCGTGTGCAGCTCGTTGACAGGCTGGCGGCGGCAGACAAGGCGTTTGTCGAGGGCCAGAAGGACGGGAAGCTGTCATCGCTGGAGGCGGAGAACGCGCAGTATTTCTTGCGTATGGGCGACATGACAACGCAAGCTGCGGGGCAGTTCATTACCAACGGGCCTGTGCGTATCATCAAAGACCGCATCGCTGATCGCGTGGAAGAGCGCTACGAGTCACAGAGCGGCGCAACACTTGTTCGCGTGACGGACTACATGGAGCGTGCAGGTCAAGAAGGGCTGGGCTCAGCGCAAGAGGTTGAGACGCTGCTCACCGTCAAGATTGCCGGTGATCGCGCCAACACCATCCCTCGTGGCTGGGAGCGCCTGTTCTCAGAGAACCCCGCAAAAGCCAAGGCCGAGTACGACGCCGCTGTTGCCAAGATCAACGCTAACCCTGCAGCCAAGAAGTTCATGGACGCAGCAGCCGTAGAGTACAAGGCGTACAACGACGGGCTGATGGATTTTGCCGAGCAGACCGGGTTCATCACGACAGAGGACGCTCGCCGCTTGAAGAAGACACCGTACGTGCCTTACTACCGAATTGATGGCGGCGTGGTCAAACTGTTTGTGGACCGTGAGACCCCGCTGGTCATTGGCAACATCAAAGACAACCCTGACTTGCAGCAACTGCTTGGCGACAACAAGCAGATCATGCCGCTGCTGACCAGCGCTGTGCAGAACACTTTCATGCTGACTCGCATGGGGCTGCGCAACAAGGCTACGCAAGAGACAGCGTCGGCACTGGAGAAGGCCGGGTTCGTGTCCAAGATGGGTGAAGGCATGGGGCTGGCCAACGTCGATACTGTGCACTACAAGTACAAGGGCAAGCCGTACTTTGCAACCATTGACGCAGATCAGTTTGGCATCCCCGCAGACCTGATCGTCAAGGGCATGGAGGGTATCAAGACAACGATCCCTGACATCGTGCGGTTGATGGGTGTACCGGCGAACTGGATTCGCACATTCGTGACGCGTTCCCCCGCGTACGTGCTGCGGCAGTTGATCCGTGACCCATTGAGCGCGGCTATTACCGGCGGTGTGGACGGCGTGCCTGTGCTCAACGCAATGAAGCAGCTTGCCAAGATGAAAGCGGGCACAAACACTTCAGCCGACGCCTTGATGCGCGGCCTGACTGTGAGCAGCAACATCTACACCGGCAACGAGCAGGACATGCAAAAGTTCCTTGAGGCTGCGTCTGGTGGGCGCGGGAAGTGGAGCAAACTGATGGGCGTGTTTGACCAACTGGCGCTGGAGTCGGATGCGGCCACGCGTACTGTTGTGTACGAGGACTCGTTGAAAAAGGGGTTGTCCGAGCGGCAAGCGCAGTTCCGCGCACTGGAGGTGCAGAACTTTGGACGCCGGGGCTTGTCGCCCAGCGTGCAGTACATGGCTACGCTGGTGCCGTTCTTTAACGCGCAGATTCAGGGTCTTGATGTGCTGTACCGCAGCTTCCGTGGCGACATGCCGTTCTCCGAGAAGCTGGAGATTCGCAAGAAGATTGTGTCTCGCGGCTTGCTGTTGACGGCTACCGCGCTGGGGTACGCGTTCATGATGCGTGACAACGAGGAGTACAAGAAGGCCACGCCTGAAGAGCGCTACAGCAACTTCTTTGTGCCAATTCCAGGCACCAAAGACATGTTCAAAATACCAATCCCCTACGAGGTTGGCCTGCTCTTCAAAGCGTTGCCCGAGGCGTTGCTCGACGCCATCATCGGCGACACCAAAGCCACGGAAGCTGCCAAGGGTATAGGCAAGTTGCTGTTGCAGTCGGCCCCCGGCGTGATCCCAGCGGCAGGCAAGCCGTTGATTGAGGCGGCTTATGGGCAGACGCTTATTGGGCCAATTGAATCCGAGCGCGAGAAGCGGCTTTTTGCGGGCCAGCGCTTTCGTGAAAACACACCGGAGGTGCTCAAGACTCTGGGCTCGTACACCGGCGCAATCGGTATCTCACCGCTGCTACTGGAACACTTTGCTAGAGGCTACACCAGCACGCTTGGCGTGTCAGTGCTGCGGGCGCTGGACCCCATCATGGGCGAAGCCCTTGACAACAAGGCCACAACGCCCTTGAGCAAAACACCTTTTATTGGCGGCTTGTTCCAGACAGCCGATGGCAGGTTCCTGATCGAGCGTGCGTACAACCGCATGGAAGAAGTCACGCAGGCGGCTGATAGTTACAAGGACTTGCAAAAGCGAGGCAAAAAAGCCGAGGCAGAAGCGTTTGCGCAGCGGCACGCGGACTTGCTTGCGGCATCGGACATGGCGGGTACATTTCGGCAGCGCTCTGGTCAGATGTTTGCAGACGAGCGAGCAGTACGTGCAGACCCAAGCCTGTCCCGCGAGCAGAAAGACGCGTTGCTCGCAAAAATCAAAGCAGCGCAGCAGATGGAGGCGAAGCAGTTCAGCGAAGCTTCCGATAAAACCACACGCCAAGCCGCCCGTCCCTGATACTGGGGCGGGCCTGAGCGTCGAGGATGCGGCAGCGCAGGGCTTCCTTGAGACCTGCTTGCCGCACCTCTTCTGTGTCGATGCAGGGGATGAAAAACCCCTGCCCTCGCTCAACGGATCGCCACGGGAACAAGCGGCTGTAGGATGACATCGTCTACGTCTTCTGCGCGTCTGGTGATCTTGACGGCACTGACCCGCATGGGCGGGCCGTCCGTCTTGGCCAGCATGTCCTTGCGCTGCATGAAGCTGACGATGAACTGCGCGGATATCTGCTCGCGGAACGTGTTGTAGCTAAAGCTCATGGCCGAGCAGTACGCCCGCAGCAGCCGCTCCTCTATGAAGAAGTCCACACCACCGCCACCAACGCCGTGCTCGACGCGGCCCATGATCTCTGTGCGCGTGGTGTTCTTGCCGACGATAGAGCCGTCGCTGAACGCGGCCAGGACACCCGCCTTCTCGCCAAACTTGACCACTACGAACTTGCCCTGGTACTCCTGAATGTAGGCGTTGAGCACATCCTCTGCCGTACGCTTGCCGCCCGCAATGCTGCGGCGCTGCTCCTCAAACGTGGCGTTGAGCACCTTGATGATCTCTTGCATTGGGATGTCCACGAGCCCCGTGTGCTGGCTATTGCACAGCACACCAGCGGCAACGATGACCCCGGCACCAGCCATCCAAAACCGCTCATCGTTCGGCGCGTTAAACGTCTTATACATCTGCGCCACGGTCTGCGGCACAAGCGTCTTGAGGTAGCCGATGTTGTTCACAAAGTACCGCGACAGCACATCCCCTGCAAGGCCGTAATTGCCTTGCAAAGACTTGATGATCTCGATCTCTTCTTCACTCCACTCCAGCTTCTCGTCCATCGCCATCTCAATCAAGCGGCGAAGCTCACCCTCAGATGAGTGCTGCCGCACGCTTGTCAGGTAGTCAACCGCTGGCCTGTTCGATGACATCAGCGCCAGTGCTGCCCAAGTTGACAGGTTCAGCCGCTCACGGTTGGTGCCCGACTCCATCCTTTCTTTGCCGCGCCCCTCGGACATACTAAAGAGGAATGCAGGGAACCACTCGAAGTCTTTGCGGTTGTTGGTGGTGATCTCGTCGGTCACAAGCGGCAAGCTGCGCAGGTGCCCCAAGCGCTGCTGCATGGCCACGCCCGATGTGCCAGAGCCGGTACGATAGTGGACCGGGTGCCCCCACACAGATGCCGCAGTGTCCAGCGCCAAGGACTTACCCGTGCCGGACTCTGCCGAGGCGCAGTGGACGGTCAGGCCGAACAGGCCCGTGAAGCGCATGAGAGGCGAGCCCACACCGACCAAGAAGATCGTTAAGTGCTTCCACAGTTTGCGGCGCACAAGCATGTTGATGACCGCCTGCCACGCATCCAACGAACCTGCGGGCTTGGTGTTGCTGACAATGTTCTCCAGCCCCGCCATAGGCACGAACACGGGCTCGGCACCGGGCTTGTAGATGGAGCTGTTGAAGACGAAGCTGTCGTCTTCTTGCCAGCCATACGCCGAGGGGATGCGTATAGGCTCCCTCTCAGTGCTCATCTTCTCCACACTTGCGCGGACATACTCATACAGGTTCTTGTCATTGCCCGAGCCGAACGCGGCCAAGATGTTCTGGTTAGCCAGATGCTTGAGCGCATCGTCCCTAGCGGCCATGCTCCTTTGCGGCAGCAGCACTTCTTGAACTTGGTTGTTGCGCACGGCCAGAAAGTGAACATCGTGTGTGCCGTTGTTGTTCAGGATGTCCACGGGGAACAAGTCGTAGGGCAGCAGCATGTGCTGGCGCTTTTGCGTGTTGCCGTCCCCGTCTTCTTCTTCCTTCTCGATGAACACGCCGCCGTACTTGCCAAACGCATACCCCCGAGGGGGCTCTGGGCGGTACATTTTCTGCGGTGCAGCATCAGCAACCTGCACCTCAATCTCGACTGCCTCGGTCACAGAGTTGACCTCGCGCCCCCAGCCCAGCGGGTTTGTGATCTTGCCCCTGTGCTGGCACTTATTACACACGCCGGGGTTGGCATCGTTCATGGCCTCGCACGAGTACGGCCCCTTGATCTCGTGCAGCTTCCTGTACATCCTGTCGTGGTCGTACGGGTGCATGTCGCTCAACCACACCGCCGCTTTCGGGCCATCTACGCAGACCTTGGTCCAGCTCAGCAGCCCACGCCACAGCGGCTCCGTGCCATCCTCATCAGCGTTCTCGATGTAGTGGGCAATCTGCCCGCAGCCTGTGCCGTCACGGGTCTTGAGCAAGATTTTCTTGAAGCGCGTGATGCTGTTGCCAATGATGGCCTGCGCCGTGGGCGACAGTGCTTTGACACTGGTCGGACGCTGCCCTGGCAACGTTAGCGTGTTGATGGTGGTGGGTGGGGGCGGTGGTGCTGTTTTGTCAATGCCTTCAGCCGTCAAGATAGCGTCGATGTCGTCCACGGCGAAGCGGTTGCCCTCAGTGATGAAGCGAACCTTGGTGGCTTCGCGCACACGCTTGCCGTTCTTGACCCCGGTATTGGTCGTATCAAACACACGCAGCACCCTGGACGCGTCCCCCGTCACAGCGTTGTCGATCTTCAAGCCATGCTTGTGGCACAGCTCCTTGAACCGCTTGGCCACGGGGAACCAGTCCTCCTTGAACATCATCTCGCTTAGCGGCCAGTAGGCGTGTATGCCGCCGCCCGAGTGCACTATCCACGGATCACCCAGTGCTGCGAGCCCCGTGTCCTCACAGAACTTTTGCAATGCCTGCGCGGCAGCTTTGGCGCTTGGGTATGCCTTGGGCTTGATGACCATCTCGCCCGTGTCTTTGTCGGGTTGCGGGATGTCCTTGGGGTGGTTGCAGTCAAGGTCAACTGCCAGCACTTGGCTGGCGTGCATGTTGTCCTTGGTGCGGTCTTTGCTCGTGCCGAACGTGCCCAGCGCAAAGTACGTGTCGTAGCCCTTGGCGGACCAGCGCTCAATTGTTGGAAGTAGCTCTTCGAGTGTCTCCTTGAAAACGTGTTCTTTTTTGTTTGTAAGCTCAGCGGCGCAGTAATACCCATTACCCGGCGACGGCAGAACCTCCGCTAGAAACTCAAGCGGTGTCATAAGGCTCCTTAGCGCTGGGGGTTAGGCTGTCAGTTGGGCTTTGAGTTCGGCGTTCTCATCAATGAGTTGGGCCACACGGGCGCACAGCTCCTGCACCAGCGGGTCGTCCTTTTCCATGTACGCGTGGCGCAGGATTTCTTCCGTGGTCATGTTGGCAAGTTGTACTCGTGACATATTTTTCTCCATGCCTCATCCGCTGTGCGTGAGGACTTCATGATTGTTAGTAAAAGCTCCACGCGATTTTGATACGCGATGAAAACGTCTTTGCCGAAGAACCAGTTGTATACGGTCTGTCGGGTAACGCCAAGTGCTATCGCAATTTTGGTCACGGGAAAATCAAGGTGGACAGCCCATCGCCCCAACTGGTTGCCGGGGGTCTTGGGCGCTGACATTACAGCGTCAACAACTTTTTGGGAATAGGGCATTGTGATAGGTGGGGGTACTCGCTGCGTCTGCGGCTATAGCTGGCTATACGGCTGCTTCTTTATCCAGCTAGGTGAGCATCCTTGCGGTCTGGCCGACCCGCCGCAGCATCCGCTTTCCCCCCGAACTCCTTACTCGTCGTCCCAGTCGCTCACGATGTCAGCGAGCTTGGACTTCTTGGCGGGCACCGCAGTCTCCTTGGAGGGAGTCTTGCGCACTTCTGGCTCGTCGTCCTCGGACGCCACGGGCTTGGTCTTGGGGGCCTTGGCGGGCTTGGGCGGTGGAGCCTCTTCCTCCTCGGCTTCAGGCTCGACCTTGGGCGCGGCACGGGCTTGCGTGGGCTTGCCGGGGATGGCCATCGGCGGGGCCTTGACGCCATCAGCTTGCGCCACGGTCATCACCACAGCACGTTTGGCATCGTCGCTGTCGGCCTGCGTCATGACGGTCTCGTACTCCGCGTCCTCCAACCAGCGCACGGGCGTGAAGAACAGCTTGGGGCTCTCGGCCTTGGTGTCAAACTTCATGCGGGTGATGATCTGCTCGGGGTTAACTGGCGGGGTCTGCGCGGCCAAGAAGCGGGCGTATGCCTGCAGTGGGCGCTTGTCGCCGTCCTCCTTGCCGAAGATCGACGTTGCGGGCAGCGTGAGCTGCAGCACATCACCTTCTGGGTTGTTGGCCAGCACCACCGCCAAGCGCTGCTGGTAGCGACAGGCGCGGCTATTGCCGTTGCCCGACCCGGCTTCGTTCTGGGGGCAACCCATGCAGGTGGCGTTCTGCGGCTCCTTGAGGGATGCGTCGGGCTTCTCGCCGTCGTTGCTCCAGCAGTTGGGCGCAGCAGCGGCAGCGTCCTTGTCATACGCGCCTGCGTAGAAGATACGGCTGACCTTGGGCGCGGCCTTAACGATCACCACATCGAGGTGGCGGTCTTCGATGGCTGCGATCTCCTTGCCACCAGAGACCAGACGAAACACGCCGCCCTTGATGGAGATGCGCTTGGTGGACAGGCCCGTGCCGCCACCCGTCAGGGCCTTGGCGGTTTCAGACAGCTCGTTGTTGCGAGCGAAGGCGGGGACGTTGGATGCGCTAAAAAGTGTGATATTGCTCATGGTTAACTCATTTGGATTTAGTTACACGAATCTCGAACTCGGTGTACGAGTTCAGTCCGGGTGGCACGGCCCCCGGATTCTCTTGCAGGAAGGTCGCCATGTTCGTCTGTGCGATGCGTTTTTCCAGCAGGTCAACGACTTGGTGCTCAAGAATGAACTTCTTGAACGAGTCCCAGTCCTGCGTGTTGTAGCGCGTCTTGGTCGAGAGGGAGACCGTCCCGTAGGAGGTATTGACAGACTTCAGGCCGAGCGCCTTCATCTTGTCTTTGATGGCAAAGCGCACCTCGTCTTGCTGTGCCTTGAGTTGCTCCACCGCAGTGTCGTACTCCTTGGTCAGCGCGTCGATGCGCCCTTTAATCCTGCTGTGGATTTTCACGAGGAGGTCAATTGGAACCACCTCATCTTCAGTTTCGTTCATGTGCTTTCTCCTGTTGTTTTGTCAAGCGTTGGACAGTGTACATGGGTTTTTGGGTTGTGCAAGTGCCTCCTTTTAAGATTTAATTTCTGCCTCGAACATGGCCGTGAGCAGGTCGTTGTCAGTGACGCGGGCCGTCAGCGCCTTGAACATCTTGCGCTCGATGGGGGAGCCTTGGATGTGCAGCACCGTCACCTTGTCGCTGTTCTGGCCCTTGCGGTCAGCCCGTGCAATGCACTGGATGTACTGCTCGACCGACATCAACGGGCCGTAGAAGACCACCGTGTCGGCAGCGGTTAGGGTAATCCCGTGTGCCGTTGCTTGCGGCTGCATGACAAGCAGCCGTGGGTCGGGCTGGGTCTGGAACCTGTGGATGATGTCAGCGCGTTTTGTCGCGCTCACACCGCCGTGGATGACCTCGGCCTTGATGCCCTTTTTGGTCAGGTGCGTGTGGATGGCGTCAATGGTGGAGCGAAACAGCGCGAAGACGATGACCTTGCGCTCGGTCTCCTCCAGTATCTCTTCGAGCACGCCCAAGCGCGGCGCTGAGTCGAACTCGACCACCGCCTTCTCGTCTGTGTAGGCCGCACCACAACTGATCTGCAGCAGCTTGCTGACGCCCGCAGCGGCGTTGACCGCAGTGATGGTCGTTCCGGCTGTGTGCACCAGCATCTGATCCTTGAGCAAGTTGTAGTACTTGGTCTGCTGCGGCGTGAGCGGCACCTCGCGCACCAGCGTCATGACAGGCGGCAGGTCAAGGCACTGCTCCTTGGTGAACCTGATGGCGGGCTGCAACGCGTTGAACACATCGTCCTTGGCCGTGGGCTTAGGCCCCCACTTGAACATGGTGAGCTTCATCATCACCAGATCACGCCATGCTGTGAAGAACTGCGGCACGCCTTGTGGGTTGACCAGCTTGGCCAGACCATACGCATCAGCAGGCGACTGCGAAGCAGGTGTGCCCGTCATCATCCACAGGTACGTGTCAGGCTTGATGATGGCCTTGAGCGTCTTCCACCGCCTAGTGGTCATGGTCTTGTAGGCGTTGGCCTCATCGACGATCACAAGGTCGAACCTGCCGTCTGCGTTGATCTCATCTGCGATCAGGTTGAGCCCGTCGTAGTTGCAGATCACAAACTCGTAGTCCGACTGAATCATCTCGATGCGCTTGGCAGACTGCGCATGGTGCGCGACGATGGCCGAGCGATGAATGATTGAGTTGTTGAGATCACTCATCCACGCTGCGTGCATGATCGACAGTGGGCACAGTATCAGCACACGGCGCACAAGCCCACGGTTCATCAGGTAGTCAGCCGCCCACAGCGCTGCAAGCGTCTTGCCAGTGCCGGGGTCGTTAAAGACGAAGGCTTTGCGGTTGACGGTGAGGAACGATGCAGTATCGACTTGGTGCGCCATAGGCTTGTAGCGCCCCGGCCAGTTGTAGCGCCGCGTGATGGGCGAGGGCACATCTTTGACGCCGAGGTTGCGCAGCACCCGCACCTCTTCGAGCCCCCAGTACACCGCGATTTTGTACGTGTCACCCTCGCGCTCAAGTATCTTGTGCTTGGGGATTAGGTTGTATCTTTGCGGGTTACGCGTTCGAAAGACGAGCGCCTTGTCTTCAACTATCTCCATTTACTTCCTCCTTGTGTTTTAAAAATTCTTATTGAAGAACTCGTTGACGACCGCATCGAACGCTGCAATATCGAAGAGGCCCCCTTCTCCTTTGCCCGGCCCCTCCGTGCGTATGATGATTACTCGGTCTTTTGAGCACGACACAATGAAGCTTGGCAGTGCAATAACTGCGTTTGCTTGTGTGGGTAGAGGATCGCTCACTTGTTGTCTCCTTGGTTGGCGCTCTTGTTGCGCAGCCGCAGGTTGCCCGGTGTGGACTTGCCGCCCTTGCGCAGTGGTTTGATGTGGTCGATGTCCTTGCCAGCCCGCTCGATGCCTTTTGCATCGTACTCACGCCGAGCACGTTGGCGCTCGACTTGGTCCTTGGTCTCGCCTGTTGCTTTTTGTAGCTTGTAGGCGTGCTTGTAATCGCGCTTGCCGTTCGTCTGCATATCAGCCTCTCTTTCGGTTGTGTTCACATGAATTAACAGGGCACCAGCCGCACAGCGGCGTGGGCTTGGGGTTCCACACGCCTGATGCGTGGGCTCTCTCGATGCGGGCTACGCGCTCTCTGTAGTCCCACCAGTACTCCGTGGCCTCCCCACTCATGAAGCTGGCCGTGGCCATGTCCTCCTTGACCACGAACAGCAGTGCGCCAGCAACGCGCCTGATGTGCGGGAAGTGGGCGAACACCATGAGCGCCATCAACCTTAACTGCTCGCGGTCTGGGTACTTGTTGTTGCCCGACTTGTAGTCCACCACCTTGGCCGTGAGGTTGTCGTCGTCAATGATGAGCAGGTCAGCGATGCCGCGCACCCACACATCTTTGGCCATGAACCCGCAGGGCTTTAAGTCCTTGGTCACGCCCATCTCGTGCTCGCACAGTTTGCGTCCGGGCTTGGCTTTGAGCGCATCGAGCGTGTCCTTGAGGAACGCGAACTGCGCAGGCAGCGGCGTGTCGTCCTTGATGTACAACTCAGCCGCTGTGTGCAGCTCCTTGCCGTAAAGCGTTGCGTCGGTGTCCTTGAACGGGTAGTTCTTGAGCACCTTGACCTCGTGGTAGCGGCGAGGGCAGCCCTCGTAGTCTTTGAGTGCGCTGTGTGACCAAGTGATTGGCTTCATTAAAACCTCGCTGTTCGTATTGCTCGGGCCAGTCGTTGCGCGAACTCTTCGACAAAGTTCTCGCGGTTATTGAGTGCGTGCTCACCCATGTCGTGCAGTATTGCGTGCGTCAGCTCGTGCCAGAAGGTCTCCTCCAGCGCTGTCAGTTTGAGCGGTATGCCGTGATGCGTGCGCCGTGCAAGCTCGATCTTTTGCGTGTCATAAGTTACGCGTCCGACCTCACTCTTTCTGCGCATCGACTCAACGACATCGACGCTGTACCACTTGCTGCCCACCTGCACTTTCTTGGGCAGTACCAGTTGCTTCATGCTTTCTCCTTTTACTTCTTTGCCAGTCCATAGCGGCGATGTGCGCCGCCCTCAACAGCCAGTGGAACCCCCGGCATATATCTAGGCTCCACGGTCATCTGCGCCAAGACCCAAGTCTTAGCGTCATCCACCTCATCGTCGGGCACCACAACGATCTGTTCATCATGCACTGTGCCTGCCACAAAGTACTTCTTCGAAGTACGTAGCATCCCGTCCGTCATCACGATCCTAGCCAGTGCCTGCGTCACGTTGTTCGTGATCTTGCCAGCATAGAGCTTGGTCGCGTCCTCGCCGTACACCCAGCTCTTTTGCCGGGTCTCCTTGTCGGTGACTTGGCGCAGGTTGGGGTACAAGAGCTTCATCCCATTGGGCAGCTCAATCTCGTCCTTGCGGAAGGTCAGGCATTTATACACGACCTCTTCGCCGCCTGCAAGAGATGACACCAGCAACTTGCTGCACATGTCCCAGAAGCTCACCACGGGGTGCGCTGTGGCCCGGTAGATGTCGATGATCTTCTTGGCTGCGACACAGTGGATGAGCAGCTCACGCTCGGTGCAGGTGTGCGGTATCTCCTGCATCTTGGTGACGTTATCCTCCCAGCCCACGAACCGTTCGATGTACTCAATCGTCACGCCCAGCTTCTTGGCAAAGTCCTTGCTGTAGCGCACGGGTGGAGCGCCCAGGAACCCCACCAGAAGCTGCGAGGCGAAGCTCGCCCACCCCAGGCCATACCCACACCCCAGCAACGCGCTCTTGGCGCTCTGGCGCAGGTCCGGGTGGCTGTCCTTGGTCATGCCGGGAACGCCGAACATCTGTGCGCCGAACTGTGCGTATGCGTCCTGGCCCGAGCGGAAGATGTCGAGCAGGTCATCGTAGTCAGCTAGCCACGCCAACACACGCGGCTCAATCTGCGAGAGGTCGCCCACCAAGAGCTGGTGTCCCTCCGGGGCCATGATGGCTTTGCGCAGGAAGCTGCCGCGCTTTAGGTTCTGCATGTTGATGGCGCTGCCCTTAGACGCCGTCCAGCGGCCCGACTTGGCACCGTAGTAGGACAGGGGCACGGGCAGCTTGCCGCGCTGGGAGATGTCCAGGAACCGCTGCGCACGGGTGCGCTCGGTGGTGGACTTGACCTTGAGCCGTGCCTCGCACAGCAGCGACACATCCTCGTTGTCCCCGTTGAGCAGGGCTTGGAACATGGCGTCGTTCTTGGCCAGCGCCAGTGCGGGCTTGCCCGTGGTCTTGCTCACCTTGGTGGGGGCCACAACACCCAGGCTCTCCAAGAGAGCTGCGAACTTGGGGTTCGATGCAAGCTCGCTTTCGTCCACGCCCAGCTTGGCCAGCAAGCCTTCGCGCTTTTGGCTCTCCTCGGACAGCGCCTCGATCAGCATCTTCTGGTCAAGCTCCAGCACGGGGCGTGTGTACATCTTGAGCGTCATGTCGATGAGCCGCAGCTCCGACTTGGGGTAGCCTTCTACAAGCCGCTCGAATATCTGCTCGCACAGGTACACATCGTGTTTGCAGTACTCGGCAAGCTCAGCCTCCAGCTCTGCTTCGATCTCTTCAAGACCGTCTGTGCTATGTACGGCTCGCCCTTTTGCGGGAAGACCAAAATCTGCTGCAAGTTTGGCGAGACTGTTGCCAACCTCCACGCCGCGAAGAGCACGCGCCATTGATAGCGTGTCGAAGATGAAGCACGGGTGTACTCCGTAGCGCCACCCAAGGATTGAAACGTCGAACTGTGCGTTATGGGCGAGGATGGCTGTCTTGCTCCAGTCGTAAGTCCCCAAGATTCTAGGAAGCTCATCTCCTCGATACCACTGGGTGACGGCCTCACTTCCGTACTCTCGTATACATGCCCCGAATGCCTTGAATCTCTTGTCACGGATGTACTCCTCGGTGGTCATCTTGGACAAGGTGTAGTCGTTCTTGTCCCAGCGGGTTTCAAAGTCAATGCTGACGATGCGTTGGTATGGTGCTGACATCAGATACCTTTTAGGCTTTTTTCTTGCCACATAAAGAGCGCGATCTCAAATGCCTCTTCAGCAAGCAGCTCGCCCCATGCGTACTTGCCGTCGCCGTCTTTGTGCAGTTCTATCTCGGCGTGCACACCGCTATAAACGCTGTGCGTAAACAACTCTCCGTCTTGTTCAGGCCCATCGCGTTGCGTGCCTTGTTGCTCATCTTGCAACCTGCTGTCTGACAGGTTCCGCGCTTGCGCGGCCTCCGTAATAGCACGGGCTTGGATCATGGCTTGCATTGCAGCAATAGCTGCTTGCGTGATGAAGTCCCTGTCTTTGTAGTTCAGTTGGTACATACCCATTCTCCTTTCAGTTAAACATCTCTTTTGGTGGTGCGTCTTTGGTGTTGACATAGCTTAGAAAATCATTGGCCCCTTGCAGCAAGTTGGCGGCAACCATGCTGTCGCAGTTAAGCGAGACGAAGCTGTCGATGGACGCGTCGCTGCCAAAGATAATCAAGGCGCAGTCCGAGTTGTCAGTGGCGTAGCACCTGACGATGGCGTAGATGATGCCCCGCAGGTGTGCGCGTTCAATATCGGGTAGCCCCGCGACGATGCGCTCCATCTCGGCCTCTTGTTGTTTGCCTGTCATGGCGGTGTTCATGAGAGTTCCTTTCGTAGTGTGTCCATGTTGTCTTCGTTGATTACAAGTGCGACACCGCCTGCTGCGCGTATCTTGGCCAAGTGCATCTCTTGCAGTGCTGTTGGCTTGTTGCTGCCTGCCTTGGCTTCGACCGCGATGAAGCGGCCCTTGTGGCACAGCAAGAAGTCGGGCACGCCTGAGTTGCCGTAGCCCGTGCCGATGGGCATGGCGTAGTAAGCGCCCGCCTCATCGAGCAGCTTCCTGAGTTGCTTCTTGACTTTTACTTCCGGTGTTGCTGCCATCGTTTTTCCTGTTCTCTCTGTCTCGCGCCAGTACAAGCGTGAGTCTGTTGGGGTAGCCGTTGGCAAGCATGGCCTTGGCCACGTAGTTCTCGATTGATCTGCGGTTCTTGTTGAGCCGCCTTGCGGCAAGGTCTGTCTGGCCAAACTCGCACAGTGCATCAAGTGCTGCCGCTTGGCCGGGTGTCAGTATGAGTGGCTTCATTTGTTCCTGCTTTGTATCCGTCTGCGAACCCGGCATCCCATGCCTTTGACCAGCACTGACACCATAGCTCGTAGTATCCCCGGTCAAGCGGGAACTTGAACTCCTGCGGGAACATCTCTTTCACATGCTTGCGTTTAATAAACGCAGCCCAAGCCTTGTCGCGGGCAGTGTTTTGGATGGGTATGTCGTCAAGCATTTAGTTTGTCCCAGTGTGTGCCATAGATGTCCTCCACCATAGCGTAGTAAAAGAGTTGCAGCCACATGGATCGGTCGTTACCTAGCTGGTGATGTACCTCGGCCCAGTGCAGATGTTCAGCGGCCTGCCTGCGGGCGTAAGATTCTCGCGTTTCGTTGTTGTAGGGGATGCTCATGATGCTTGCCCCCTTGCTCTGATCTGTGCCGCCACCCCCACACGGGGTGCCCCATTGCAGTTCCAGTTTTCTGCGATGTCTGCACACGCCTCACGCTCGGCTTGTATCAAGTTTTTTATGTGGGCATCCAACGTATTGATAACGTGCTGTGCGGCTTCGTCAAGGGCCATCTCTGGGTTAACAGTCACGCCGTTCTTATGAATGCGCATGACCTCCACGCTTGCGCCTGCCAGGAAGGTGAAGTTTGGCTCAATGGCTCCACGAATACGTATGTCTTGGGTCATTTGTCGCTCCTTGCTCGGATGGCGTGAGCGCAGTCAGCGGGCGTGGGCCATTTGCAGCATTCCGTGCCTTCTGCCTCTTGTTCCATCCGGTCACACACCTTTGCACACGCCTCACGCTCGGCAAGCACATAAGCGTTCTCACGCGTAGCACGATCACGCTCGTCAGCACGTACAAGGGTGGCGAAGCGTTGAAGTTGCCCCTCCTCTGAAAACACCCATGCGTCACCCATAGGGAGTTCCGCAAACTCAGCCCCTGCCTCCCGCGCCATTGCGATGATGTCATCCATTGTTCTTCTCCTTAATCATCCTTGCAACGTCAGCCACAGTGATCCCAAGCGCCTCTAAATCTGCCGGTCGAACCATAAAGTAAGTTGGTATTGCAGAGATTTTTTCGCCGCTCTCATCCATGTGCTCACGGATTTTTATGAGCATGGCCTCCAAGCTGGCCTGTGATAATTCAGTCATGTGTTCTTCTCCTTTAGTCGTTGCTCGATGGCCCTGTACAAATCCTTTGTCTCGTAGCATCCTCGGAGTTTGACCATTAGCGTGGCGTGCATGTCAACCAATTCAGCATCCGTCAGCCCAACCCATGTGCGCTGCGCTGCGGGTGGGGTGGTGTAAACGTTGGTCGGTTCAAGGCGCTTTCCATCCCGTACCCAAGCCGACCCGATGGTCAACGCGTCCCACATCATGTCCTGCGTCTGTTTTGCAGCACGTAAAGCTGTAAGCTCACCCAGGTATTCGTAGCACAGATTAGTCAGTCGCTCAATTTCGTCATGTTGGCGGTCAGTCATTCCCATGCTCCTTCATCAAACGCGCCTTCATGTGCCATTGCAAACTCCAGCAGCTTCTTAACCACTCGTGGCGTAATCTTCACGGATGCACCCTCGCCATCAGTGAACTTGATCCAGTCACCGTAGACTTCCATGTTGGTCGCGCCGTCAATCTCAGAGCCATCATCGTTAATAATCATTTCCCACCTCCAAAGATTTTGTGCAGCGCATCGTACAGCTCACGGGCCTGCTTGATGGGCAGGGTGTTCAGCAGGTAGTCCACATCGTTGGTAGTCACTACAGGAGCTGGCGCAGGCGCAAATGCAAATGTGGGTTCGGCTTTGGGGGCCTTGGCGGGCTTGGCGGGCTTGTTGGTGAGGTGTTTGACGGACTTGTGGTTGGATTTCGCAGCCGCCTTCATGGGCCTGTATTCAGTGCCCACTGCCGTGTACCTGTCATCGGCGTCTCGCACGAGCAGGCCAGCCCTGCGCATCTGTGAGAAGAGGGCGGTGATCGAATTCTCTTTGAACCCTTGTGCTGTGAGCGCGTAAAGGGCCTGCCTATACATGACGCCGGGGTTGTCGCGCACGAACTCGAACGTGGCGCGTGTGACGTTATTGGTGACACTGAAAGGTGACTTTGGCATAGGTGCTTTCTCTTGGGGTTGTTGTTGTTGGTCTGGCTCGTCCTTTGACCACTCGGTCAAGGCGCGGCTAAGGGCAGTCTGAATATCAGGCATGGGTCTTCCTCTGGATGTGTTGTGCAAGCAGCCACTTGTCTCCCAAGAGCCGCACAGACCTCACCCACTTGCGTTGGTTGGCCCGATTAGTCTCAAGCGATACGTGCTCTACGTTCCATAACTCGCGCACATGGCGCAGCATTCTTACGTTCATTTTGCTTTCTCCTTGTTGTGAATGGTGCCTGACAACCCGAAGGTTGTCAAGCGTTGGACATTATTACACCTCTGCGTACGCCTCGTCAAACAGTCGTGCAAGCACTGCGTCAGCCCCGTAGGTGAACAGGTCGGCGAGGTGCTCTTTGAGCAGGTCTGGGTCGCGCAGCTTGCTTGTGCGTATGTAGCGCCGTGCAAGCTCGGGGTCTTCTGGGTACGCCGACTCGCAGATCAGCTCCACAAGGTAGCCTGGGTAGCCTGCTAGCGCGTCGTGGATGGCCTCCTTGACATCGTCCTCCCCCGTCCAGCCGTCCACGTACTTCTGCGTGCTGCCAGGGTACGCACTGACACTGGTCGTCAGGGCCGATGCCTCCCACGCGTTGTCCCAGACGGTGTCCCACTTGGTGTCGATCACCAGCGGGTCACGCGAGGTGGGCAGCTCGTCCCACTTGATCTGCACCACACGGTCAGCCAGCGCCATGAAGTGGTAGGTGTCGAGCGACTCCTTGTCCGAGTGCTCGTGGTCATACCCTACGCTCACGTTGGTGCACTCAGGGATGATGTCCGTGAACTCGGCAGTGTCGGTATACACACCTGTGTCGTCGGGCAGGTACATGAGTCTGTCGTCCCCGTTGAGGGCATCAGACAGCGCCTGGGCAAACGCATCAGAGCAGCAGCGGCCATACCCTTGGTGCGTGATGACCGAGTCGATGCCGCGTCTGTCGAACGCGATGGCACGGTCGAACTGCGCAAGCAAGTCAGCGTGCTCTGCTGCAAGATGCTTGGCACCGATGCCGCCCACCTCCTCGCCCTGCGTGAAGATGTAGTACCCAGGCACACCGCTGTGAAGCAGGTGCATGAGCAGCGCACAGCCAGCGCCATCGTCAGCACCGAGCGGCGCGTCCTTGGCGAACCACTTGCCGTGTGCCTTGATGAACTTGTTGGGGCCATCAGCGCGGTGCACGGTGTCAACGTGTGCGACAAAGAGAGTCCTGTTCGCTGCCCCACGACGCGCATCTACATGGATATTACCCGCTACGTCGATGGTCAGGTCAAGGTGGCGCGGCACGTTGTCGCACAGCCAGCCCATGAAGAGCGATGCACCCTCACCGTAATGGGGGCGTTTGAGGGACAGCGCACGGCACAGGGTCTTGTACAGGATAGATGATTTACGCATGGTGATTATTCCTTAGTGGTTGTGGTTTCAGTTTCTTCGATCTCGGGCACATGGTCAGGGTGGTACATCAGGTCATCGACCGTCACGAAGTCCGTGCTGTCGCTGTACCAGTTGTTGCTGCCCTCGCACTGCCACGCATCGTCCTCGTGCACCCAGCCTTTGTCCTGGGTCTCTACGCAGTTGTCGATGTGGTGGTAGTTGTCGTCGTACTCGCAGTACACAATGCTGTCGTCATCGTTGCGGTACCACTCGTCATCGTCCACGCACAGCACAGCGTTGTCACGGTGCGTGTAGTCGCCGCAAGACAACTCCACGATGCCGTTGCGGTCAAGGTAGTTCTCGTCATAGTAGTCACCATCGACCTCGACAGCGCAGTCGTTGCTCACGTAGTACGAGTCACCTGCACGGCCCGTGACGTACGTGTAGTCGTTCTCGATGCAGCTCGAACAGGCGCTGTCATCGCCGTGGTAGCCGATGCTTGACATATCGTCCACATCGACACGATCACCGCACTGAGGGCAGGTGTGCCTGCTGGTCTCCTCGGCATAGCCGTCCTGCCTGCGCAGCTCGTAGTCGCCGTCTGAGTCGAGGAACATCTTGAGGCCGTCGCCCCGGTCTTCTATCCGCGCTGTGTACAGGTCGCCGTCAACGTATGGCCCGAGGAAGTCGCAGCGATTGACCTTGTAGCACGCAAGCTGCGCATCGTCATGCCATTGGCCATACTTGACATACCCCCGCTCCTTGAGCCACGCTTCCAGCTTCTCGTCGGTGTACGAGTAGCTGCTCCCCGGCTTGTAGCCGAACGATCTGACCCAGTACAGCGTGTCGTCAGTGTCGTCGTTGTTGAGCAGCGCACGGCCCACGATCTCACCCTCCGGTGATATGCGCACCGCCATGTGCCAGCCATACTGCGGGTCATACGCGGCGTAGGGATGGCGCTCGTAGCCGTCAGCGCAGTGCACGTTGTCACGACACGACCACTTCATGCACGAGTGCGGCCCGCTGTTGACCGCATCCACCATCGCCGCGACCGTGCGCAGTATCTCGTACCTGTCCACGTTGCCGATGTAGCTGGCTACAGCGTCCCGGATGATGTGGTCAGGCAGGTCGAAGTGGCGAGACAAGTACTTGCCCACCGTCGTGATCGTCTGCCTGTCGGCCTCACCTGAGCGCTCATCGCGGGTGTATGCGATGCGCTCACGGTCAGTGTCAGAGACATGGGGCCACTCAAGCAAGAGACGCTGCCAGTAGACGGGACGGTGGTCACGCTCAAGCAGGCGCTTGACTGCGGGGTGCAGCTCGCTGCGCAGCCTCTCGCGGTCGAACCACGGGCGGTGCTTGCTGACGATTTGCGATGCGGGGGCGAAGGTGTTGTTGTAAAAACTCATGACTGCTTTCTCCTAGTTTGCTAGTGCCGGGCATTGGCGCTGCCCGGCGATGCGCTGGTGGGACACGGTGTCCCACGCTTTCTTACTCGGTAACTGTCCAGCCCATCGCCTTGATGACGCGGGCCAGCGATGGGTCTGGCACGATGCCCTGCGCAAGCAAGACACGGCGCTCTGACTTGTAGACTCGCAGTATGGTCATCGAGCGCGGCACTACCCACACCCCACCATCCTTCATGTTCTCGAACAGGTTGCGCGTCCACTCGACGGCGCGGTTCATGCCACCCACGGTGTTGAGGTCGTAGTTCATGTCAGCTCCTCTGGTACATCAACGGTGTCGCCCAGCTTGCTGGCAACGTAGCAGCGCATGGCTGCGATGAGGGGCGTTGGGCCATCATGCGGGATGTGTTGATTTCTGTACATGGCTTCCCACAAGGCAGGGCTTTGCGGTACAAGCTCAATCATCTCCCGCTCAATGATCGGGCCAGCTTGATCCCATTTCATGGTCGGTATGAAGTACTCGGCCTCACCTGTTGACAGGGTTATCAGCAGTAGCCCCCCGTCATCCTTGTAGCCGTAGGCTAAAAGCCCCTCACACTTCGCCACTACCCAATCAAGAGTAATGTCCGTTAGTTCACTCGTTTTCATCTGCCATCTCCTTCTTTACGGTTGAGAAAATACTCGTCGGCCTTGCGGTCTTGCTCTTGGTCGTAGGCGTCCGATGCCCAGTCCATAACCTGCTGCTCGGCCTCGTCCCATGTGTAGCCCTGCTCCATGAGCCGGTTGCGTAGCTGCTGTGGGTTATTCATGTGCGTACCTCTCGAACAGATGCCCGAAGGCGTTGACCAACAGCACTTGGTTGGTGCTGTCTGCACGGAAGAATGCCAGTGCTATCGCAGAGGCAAAGCCTCCGCCTTCGCGCTCCATCCTGCGTGCTGCTATCAACAGCTCGTCTTCACTCATATCGTTTGCTTTCATTTGGTTTCTCCTTTGGTTGACTTACGTTTGGGTGCGACCTCGTCCAGCACGAAGCTGCCCTCGACCTGCGGTTGGTAGAAGCTGATTTCGTAGCTTGCGGACTTGTCACCCGGCACATACCACACCCAATAGAGCATGGGCTTTTTGTTGTAGCGCAGCTTGTCCATCGTCTGCATCAGGGCGTGTAAGTCCGTGCCTGAGCGCCACTCGAACACGTTGACGAGCAGGTAGTGGAACTCGGGCTGGGTGTGCTTCATTAAGCGTTCTGTCATGTCGATCTTCATTTGTGTAGCTCCTTTGGTTGAAGTGCGCAGTACCAGCGATTGACGCCGATGCGTCGAGACACGACTTTCAGGCGTGGGGTTTGTTTTTGGTTGTGCACGTATGCCACCAGACACTTAACCAGCACAGACTCTGCGCCACCGCTGGGCGTTTTGCGTAGCTGGTCACTCTCGATAACCACAAAACCCTGCGCTTTTATCGTCTCGCAGAGTGCGGCCCAGTCGTACACAACCTTGGTCGGCACCGTGGTAGGTTCCGCAGTCCATCCGTTATGGTGTATGTCTTCAACCTTCATTTGCTTTCTCCTTTGGTTATGCTGCTACTAAGCGCAGGGGTTGGGGGTTACTTCGGATAGCTGCGGCTGCAATCGTTCTTCGTGCGTTGTCGCACTTGACCTCGTGGTTATCAAAGTCGGTCTGGTAGTCCGCTATATCCCGGTTAAAGGCCAGTGAGTGCGCGGCCAGCGCCTCTTTGAACTCAACTTCAGCCTTTTCTACGTCATCGGGGTGTTGGTCAAGGTCACAAACCATGCAGGTCTTGTACCAATCCAGCCCCGCAACACGCTCCAGCGACTTCTCAAAAGGCGTCAATGTGGCTTTGAATTCTTTCCATGCGATTTCGGTGTCCATTTTCACTCTCCTTTGATGTTGTGTATCTGACCGACGGTCGAGACAAGCTCTCGGTTCACCTTGGCTAAGTTGTGGTGGATAACTTCTAGCTGGTGCTGCACCAAGGTATTGCCCGCCTCGTGCGCGGCCTCGCCGATGCGCATGATGGCTGCGTTGAGCGTATCGAGTGCTACCCACGCTTGGGCCACCCTTGCGATGGCGTGCTGCTTTTCTTCGTTCGTCATTTTTTATCCTTCCAGCTTTTCTTCGTTGATGAACATCTGGCCAAACTGCTCCCACAGGGGGATGTACCCGCTGTCTTCGACGGGCTCATCTTCAGCAAGCTCAAACATTTCACGGTACTCACGCTCACATTCTTTGGTGTGCTCATCGACTACAGCCTGCGCTGCTTCGCGGGTGCGGTATGCCCCATAGAAAGATGCGCTGGCTTGGTAGTACGGGTCGTCGCAGATGTAGAGTTTGGTGACGATGTAAACGATGGTTGACTTCATTTGCTTTCTCCTTTTTACAAGTGCCGCACATTTGTCATGGCTGTGCGGCATGGCCATATTTGAAAACTGGGGTGAACTTTCACCCCAGAGAGATATCTCTCTGGGCGTGTTTGACACTGGTCATGTCAGCTCTGCCCAGTGGTTGGGTATGTGTGCGTTAGTTGGCAGCGCCCTGAGTGCGTCCCGCGCTGCTTTGAGCTTGTGCACCTTGTCCGTGTCGTCCGAGGAAACGGCAGAGTCAAGCTCACTGTTGATGTGCCTGAGCAGTCGCCCTCGTCTGCGGTTGTGGATAACGGCTGGCACCGTGCGGGTGAACGGCTCTTTGAACTTGGCCTTGGCGCGTATGGGGACGAGGCTGGCCTCCACAATGAACGCGTCTTTGATGCGCTCGGGCACGTAGTCCGTCCAGTGACTGTGCGCTGGCAGTGTGTCCCTGGCATCGCGCATGGATGCGAGCTTGGTGTACGCCTTGTTCAGCAGGTCGTAGTAATCTTGAACGAACACCTCGCGTTCTGGCGCTGGTGTGCTCGGCTTGTACTTGACCATCGAGCGCACTATGCGCCTCTCGTGCTGCAACGGGGCGATCAGCTCGTCCCATGCCTGCCTGTGTGCGGTGCGTTGGCGCTTGGCTGTGCTGATGGCACGGCGTTGCTCCTTGATCGCCTCGATGGTGCGGTCGATGATTACTTCGGGCATCTCCTCACGGCGCAAGACCCAAATGATCTCGCGGTACGTTTTGTTGGCGAAGCGGCGGTGTGGATCACGCATGATTCCTCCGGTGTGGTTGCAAGTTCTGCCATTTTACCATAGATTACTACGCGAGTACCGCGTTTGAGTGTGCGTAAGTCGTTGATGTGTAAGGTGATTTGCGGGTTGTGTCCCCTCTATCAGTATTTTTTCCAGCTTCCGTGCGCCAGAGATTCTCAAAGAGATTACAGAAAGATGGAAAAAGATGGAGAGAAAATTTCTTTCTTCTTTCTTTAAAAGTTTATTTATATATAGATAGAGGGGACACAACATGGACAACGCCATATGAATCAACGACTTACGCAACCTTGAACGCGGTACGGTCGTAGTAATCACTGGCGAGCTCGAAGGCGTAGTAATCATGGAGATTCCTCCGCACTAAAGTGATTTCGCCACAGTGGGAGGTTGCGCCAGTCGAGGCGGGCTTGTCGGGCCTCGTCGATACGCCGCTGCTCTTGTGGGGGCAGCTTGGCGTACAGCTCAGAGCGCAGCTTGTGGAGCTGCGCTAGGTGATACCGTTTAACGGCGGTCATGTGTCCCACGCAGAGCAGCCATCGCCTGCTGGCCCACGAACCAGCCCTCAAGGGCGTTGACGGATGCCAGCACGGTCTCCTCGCCAGTGCTGGCGACAACGCGCCAGATGCAGAACTCGGGCCGCGTCTCGCCAAGGGGCAGCTCCTCGTAAAGAGAGAATTCTCTCTGGCCGATTTGAACAGTGCCGGTGTGCTTAGTTGTCATGGAAGTTTCTCCTCTGAAACTGGGGTGAAAGTTAACCCCAGTTGGTTCGGGCAAGATCGCCCCCACAACCCACGCTACGCATGGGCTGGGAGAGTTGACTTACTGCCAGACGACAGTGCCTACGCCAGAAGCGCCGAAGTGCTCGACGGTGTGGTTCTTGCCAAGGCCGTTGGCTAGCTCGATGGCGAGCGTTCGGGCACGTTGCCAATCTCTGCCCTCGCGCTCGTAGGGGAAGACGCGGATTTTGATTGCTTTATGGAAGACTGCGTAGCAAAACATGTTGATTGTTCCTGTTGGTGGAAAACTGTTAGACATGGGATGCAACAGCGGGCCGGACAGACCCGCTGTGATCGAGAGAGATTTCTCTCTGAGTTACTTGGCAACAGCTTCGAGAGCAGCGATGGCAGCGGCCAAGCTGTCGAACTGCTCAAGGTAAGCCTTGGCTGCTGCCCTGTGCTGCTTGCTGATGCGAGCGTGGGCCTTGGGCTGAGCCACCACCGCTTTCACAGGGCGCACCACGCAGTACCTGAAGTCACTGCTGGCCCTGTCAATCGCCTGTACGTGCTCAATCTTTGCGCCATCGCCTTTGCCCCTAGAGAGAATTCTCTCTGGGACACCCTTGATGGCCTTGCACTCTACCTGCCCTTCAAGATAACCCAGCATCCACCTACGGCGAAGGTCTGACTGCTGCTCGGCAGTAGCGCCGACATAAGCCACATGAAAGGCATCGGCGCCGTTGCGCATCTCATGCCGTGTGCGGCCCACACGGGCTGCATATTGTTGAATCGAGATCATGGAAGTTGCTCCTACGAACGAGAGAGAATTCTCTCTGGGTTGATGACCACTACACGTATGTGCAGTGGGTTGATCGGGCTGCTGTTGCTGCTCCGATATCTCTATTTGACTTATGGGGGGTTTGGGGAAGGTCATGGCAGACCCCCTTCTTCGACCCCCACCGTACCCCCACCCACCATATATAGGCATGACGGGACGCTGCCACACGAACACTGTTTCACACCTACCCCCACAACTTCCGTAACACTTAGCTACTACTTCCCTAATACCTTTTACATACCCCCCTAAATTTTTATAAAAATTACAGACAATCTGTGTCTAACGCTAGACAACATCAGGCAAAAAAATGCCCCCGGTTGCAACCGGGGGCATAAAGGAAACTTCCATTCCCAAGGAGAAAGCAAATGTCTTGCGACAACTGCTGCACTAAGTGTATAGTCCGCAGCATCGGTAAGCAAGGGCTTCGCGCCTAAACCCGCACATGCTTGAACACTTGTTGGATTTTGAACCAGACGTTCTCACAGAGGATGGGCAAGCACGCGCTGTCGAAAAGCACAGCGCCGCGCAAGTGATAGACGCGCAGGTCTCGACCGCAGACTTTCTTGCGTCTTTAGGATGCCCCGACACCAACGCCGCTGTCTCAGCGCTGGAGCAGCAGGCCGCACGCACCGCCTTTAACGCGGTCGTCACGCACGAGGACAGCACCCACCACAAACTCGCCCAGATACAAACGCCTGCAGCCGTGCGCCATCTTGTAGGGATGCTGACCGCCTATGACTGGGAGTTTGTGCAGCAAGCCAAGGAGCTGCGCGGCTATACGGTGGCCAAGTTGGTGGAGGAATCTCAGAACCCCAACGCCAATATAAGGCTCAAAGCGCTGGGCCTGCTGGGCAAGGTCACAGAGGTGGGGCTCTTTACTGACAAGATCGAGGTCAAAAAGACAGACCTCACGGAAGACGAGATCGACAAAAAGCTTAAAGAAAAGCTGGCCAAGTTCATGGGCGTGACGGATGTTGCGCACGAAGACATTGAAGATGTGATCCCTCTTGGGGAAAACCCTAATGACGAACAGCCCGACACTGACGCCTGAGCAGGCCAAAGCGATGCTCATGCACATGGGCAAGCTGTCCTTGGAGGAAAAGCTCGAAGCGCTGGAGCTGCTCGATAAGGCCGAGGATCAGAAAAAGCGCACGCTGGCAAGAACTGACATGATCGAGTTTGCCAAGTCCGTGTACCCTGGCTTTAAGGTGGGGCCGCATCACAAAAAACTGGCGCGTATATTCGGTGATGTGATCTCGGGCAAGAAAAAGCGCGTCATCATCAACATCGCCCCGCGTATGGGCAAGTCCGAGTTCAGCTCGTACCTGTTCCCGTCTTTCTTTCTAGGTAGTTTCCCGGAGAAAAAGATCATCATGGCCACGCACACCGCAGGCTTGTCCGAGGACTTTGGACGCCGGGTCAGGAACTTGATCGACAGCGAGGACTACAAAGACCTGTTTGCCACCAAAATAGCCGATGACCAAAAAGCTGCGGGCAAGTGGAGCACTTCTGCTGGTGGGCAGTACTACGCGGCAGGTGTCGGTGGCGCTCTTGCCGGTCGTGGCGCTGATCTATTCGTTATCGACGATCCTCACTCGGAGCAAGACGTAAAGGCCAACAGCCGCTTGGCGTTTGATACAGCGTGGTCGTGGTTCCAGACCGGCCCGCTGCAGCGCTTGATGCCTGGGGGCGCGATCATTATCATCATGACGCGCTGGGGCAAGCTCGACCTTACAGGACGCTTGCTGGACTACCAGACCAAGAACCCCGAGGCCGATCCGTGGGAGGTGGTGGAGCTGCCTGCCATACTGCACGAGGACACGGCCAACGAGAAAAGCCTGTGGCCCGAGCAGTGGCCGCTGGAGTCGCTCAAGCAAAAGAAAATGTCGCTGGACCCGCAGTACTGGAACGCGCAGTACATGCAAAACCCAGTATCTAATACTGCGGCCATCGTCAGCCGCAAGTCTTGGCGCATATGGCTTGCGGAAGAGCCGCCCCGCTGCGACTACATCATCCAGTCGTGGGACACGGCCTTTGAAGCCAAAACCAGCGCCGACTATTCGGCGTGCACCACCTGGGGCGTGTTCTACAACGAGGAAGAAAACGACGCCGCTCAGATTATCTTGCTCGACGCGTTCAAAGACCGGATGCAGTTCCCGGAGTTAAAGGCCGCAGCGCTCAAGCACTATAAAGAGTGGGAGCCCGATGCGTTCATTGTGGAGAAAAAGGCCGCTGGCGCTCCGCTGATACAAGAACTCAGGCGCATGGGCATACCCGTGCAAGAGACCAACCCCAGCCGGGGCAACGACAAGATCGTGCGCCTGAACGCGGTTGCTGATTTATTTGCATCAAGTACAGTGTGGGCTCCAGATACTCGCTGGGCACGCGAGGTCATTGAGGAAGTTGCATCCTTTCCCAACGGCGAGAATGACGACTTCGTGGACACGACCTCCCAAGCACTACTCAGGTTCAGGCAAGGCGGGTTCATCTCGCTGGCAACGGACGAGCAAGATGCACCACGATTTTTTCGACGCCGCAGCGCGGCGTACTACTAAGGACACGACATGGCTACAAACATCGACAAAGCGCTGTACCAGCAGCCCAAGGGCATCGAGACGCTTGCGCAGGACGAAGAACCCATTGAGATCGAGATTATTGACCCCGAGGAGGTCAACATCCACGCAGGCGACATGGAGCTGTCCATACGCCCAGGTGAGGACGACGAGGACACGTTTGGCCAGAACCTTGCAGAAGAACTCACGGAAAGCGAGCTGACCACGCTGGCAGGCGAGCTGTCCGAAGATATTATTAATGACCTGGGCTCACGCCGTGAGTGGGAGAAGTCCTACGTGCAGGGCATCAAGCTGCTGGGCCTGCAGTACGAGGAGCGCACAGAGCCGTGGGACGGCGCGTGTGGGGTGTTTCATCCCATGATTACAGAAGCCGTGGTCAGGTTCCAGTCAGAGTCGATCACGGAGACCTTCCCCGCGCAGGGGCCGGTCAAGACCAAGATACTGGGCAAGCAGACGCCGGAGAAGGACGAGGCGGCAGACCGGGTGCAGGACGACATGAACTACGAGCTGACCGAGGTCATGCGCGAGTTTCGCCCAGAGCACGAGAGGATGCTCTGGAGCCTGCCCGCCACGGGCTCTGCGTTCAAGAAGGTCTACTACGACCCCGGCCTGGGCCGTCAGGTCAGCATGTTCATACCGGCTGAAGACATCATCTTGCCGTACGGGGCGACGGACCTTGACACCTGCTACCGCGTCACGCACACGTTGAGAAAAACCAAGAGCGAGATCATCAAGCTCCAGCAAGCTGGGTTCTACCGCGACATCGAGCTGCCAGAGCCCGACAAGAGCAAGACCGACATCCAGCAGGCCAAGGACAAGGAGACGGGGTTCTCGGACTTGAACGATGACCGCTACACCCTGTACGAGAGCCACGTTGCGTTGGTGGTCAAGGGTGACGAGCACACCGAGATGGACGATGACGGCCAGCCCCTTGGCGTTACGCTGCCATACGTGATGACCATACTAAAGGGCAGCAACGAGGTGCTGTCCCTGCGCAGGAACTGGAGCGAGGACGACAAGCTGTGCCTCAAGCGCCAGCACTTTGTGCACTACCAGTACATCCCCGGCTTCGGAGCGTACGGGTTCGGGCTGTTCCACCTGATCGGTGGCTACGCCAAGAGCGCCACAAGCATCATGCGCCAGTTGGTGGATGCGGGCACGCTGTCTAACCTGCCGGGGGGTCTGAAGACCCGTGGCCTGCGGATCAAGGGAGATGACACTCCCATCGCGCCGGGTGAGTTCCGGGACGTAGACATCGGCTCAGGAGCGCTGCGCGACAACATCCTGCCGCTGCCCTACAAAGAGCCCTCTGCCGTGCTGGCAGCGCTCATGGACAAGATCGTCGAGGAGGGCCGCAGGTTCGCCGCTACGGCTGACATGAAGGTCTCGGACATGTCCGCGCAGGCCCCTGTGGGCACCACGCTTGCGCTGCTGGAGCGCCAGCTCAAGGTGATGACAGCAGTCTCAGCGCGTCTGCACTTCTCGTTCAAACAAGAGTTAAAACTTTTGGCGGGGCTCATTAGGGATTACACGGAGGACAGCTATGACTACGACCCGGTCGATGCCCCTCGTAAAGCCAAGAAGGCCGACTACAGCCACGTAGAGATCATCCCCGTGAGCGACCCCAACGCGGCCACCATGAGCCAGCGCGTGGTGCAGTACCAAGCGGTGATCCAGATGGCGCAGATGGCCCCTGACATCTACGACCTGCCCAAGCTGCACCGGGGAATGCTGGAGGTGTTGGGCATCAAGAACGCGGCTGATCTGGTGCCGCTGGAGGATGACCAGAAACCCAAGGACCCCGTCTCCGAGAACATGGCAGCGCTCAAGGGCGAGCCGCTCAAGGCGTTCCAGTACCAAGACCACGAGTCCCACATTAAGGTGCACAGCTCGGCCATGCAGGACCCGATCATCATGCAGCTCGTCGGGCAGAACCCCAAAGCGCCGCAGATTCAAGCGGCCATGATGGCCCACATTGCCGAGCACGTTGGCTTTGGCTACCGCCAAAAGATCGAGCAGCAGCTCGGGATGCCCCTGCCGCCGCAAGACGAGAAGCTGCCGCCCGAGATCGAGCTGCAGCTCAGCGCCATGATGGCGCAGGCCGCGCAGCAGGTCCTGCAGCAAAACCAAGCGATGGCTGCGCAGCAGCAAGCGCAGCAGCAACAGCAAGACCCGCTCATCCAGATGCAGCAGCAAGAGCTTCAGATTCGCACGCAAGAGGTGCAGATCAAGGCCCAGGAGGTGCAGATCAAGGAGAAACAGATGGCCATCGACGCCGCTGCTCGGGCAGACGAGCTGGCGCTCAAGCGCGAGGACTTGACCACACGTATGCAGCTCGAAGGCACAAAGGTCGCGGCCAAGATGCGCTACGACAACGAGCGGCTGGCCGCTGAACAGCAGCGCGACGGTGCACGCATGGGCATTGATATTGCCAAAAGCAAAGACCAGATGGCGCAGCAGCAGCGGATGCAGCAACAGCAAAAAGGAAAGACCACCAAATGATCCAAGATTTCACACGCGTGCTGCGCGAAAAACTACGTGCCGACATGAACAACTACGCCGATGACTTGGCGGGGGGAGGCTGTCGCACTTTTGAGGAGTACCAAAAACTTTGCGGGGTAATTCAGGGTCTTGCTACCGCAGAGCGCCATCTACTTGACCTTGCAGAGAAAGTTGAAAAAGCCCATGAGTGAAATCCTCCTGCCTCCCGGCATTAGTCTGCCGCCCACTATTCAGCCAAAGCACGCGCCTGCACCAGAGGCAGCGGCAGAGGAGAAAGCAACAAGCTTGCCTATCCCCACTGGCTGGAAACTGCTGTGTATCGTGCCCGATGTGTCCGAAAAACTCGACGGTACGGAGCTTGACTTGGTCAAACCAACGTCATTTCTCAAACAAGAAGAGCACGCGACCACCGTGTTGTTCGTCTTGGATGTTGGCCCTGATGCATATAAAGATCAGGCTAAGTTCCCCAACGGCGCTTGGTGCAAAAAAGGCGACTTCGTCTTGGTCCGTACGTACTCCGGTACCCGGTTTAAGATTTTTGGCAAAGAGTTTCGCTTGATTAATGACGATCAGGTGGACGCAGTAGTGCAAGACCCTCGCGGCGTAACCCGCGCATAAGGAGCGATCATGGCAAACGAGTTTAAATTTCCTGACGAAAAGGAAAATGACGAGTCCAAGATTGAGATCACGACAGCCGGTGAGAGCGATGTCGAGATTGATATTGTTGACGACACCCCAGAGCGTGACAGAGGCCGCAGGCCGCTGGACCGTGAGGTAAACGACCCGACCGATGAGGAGTTGGACAGCTACACCGACGGCGTTAAAAAGCGCCTCAAAGAGCTGACGCACGCACGCCACGACGAGCGCAGGGCAAAAGAGTCCCTGGCACGGGAGAAAGCGGAGCTTGAGCGCTTGGCCTACGCAATGGTGGACGAGAACAACCGGCTCAAGCAGTACGTGCAGGCGGGCACTCAGCAGTACATGTCGCTTACTCAGGAGGCTGCAGAGGCCAAACTGGAGAAAGCCCGCCGAGAACTTAAAGCGGCGCAAGAAGCGTTTGATACTGACGCCATTATTGCCGCCCAAGAGGCGCTGGCTGAAGCTAAGTGGGACTCGCAAAGTGCAAAAAATATGCGTGCACCCACTTTACAACAGTCGCAAGACCGTGTACAAACTCAGCAACCGCAACCAGAACCTGTGCGGGCCGACGAGAAAACACTGCGCTGGCAGGCAAAAAACCAGTGGTTCGGCTCTGATGGTTTTGAGGAAGTCACCAGCTACGCACTAGGGCTGCATCAAAAGCTAGTCAATAACGGGGTTGATCCCCGCAGTGATGAATATTTCGAGCAGATCAATGCTCGCGTACAGTCCAAGTTCCCTGAAGTTTTTGGGGAAGACAGGCAACGGTCACAAGGTTCTTCCACGGCGAGAAAACCTACATCTGTTGTGGCTCCCGCCAGTCGTTCGACAGGCAAGAGACGGGTTGAATTTACGCCCACGCAAGCCGCGTTGGTTAAGAGGTTCAATCTCGATCCGCAAAAGTATGCACAGGAAGTTTTAAAACTGGAGTCCCAAAATGGCTGAACTACAAGACCGTACCAATCGTGACCTGAAGTCACGCGAAAAATCTGCTCGTGCTGTGTATACACCGCCGAGTAACTTGCCTGATCCGACACCTGAGCCGGGGTGGGTTTACCATTGGGTTGGTACTCATATCCTCGGGCAGTCAAACCCCACCAACGTGTCCCAAAAGATGCGTGAAGGCTGGGAGCCGGTAAAGGCCGTGGACCATCCAGAACTGATGCTTATGGGCAGTGAGAAGACTGGCAATGTGGAAATTGGTGGCTTGATGCTTTGCAAAATGCCCACCGAGCGTTTCCGCTCCCGCCAGGACTACTACAACAACCAAGCTCAGGGACAGATGGACTCAGTGGACAACCACTTTTTGCGTAATAACGACCCCCGTATGCCCTTGTTTGCGGAGAAGAAATCTTCCACGACACGCGGCGTCGGATTTGGTTCTGGTTCAAAGTAACAAGGAGTCTTAAATGGCATCAGTAGCAGCCCCTTACGGTCTCAAACCCGTAAATCAGTTGGGTGGCACCCCATATGCAGGTGCAACCCGTTCCTATCTCATTGACCCCGCAGGCACCGCCTCAAACATTTTCAACGGCTCGCCCGTGTACGTAAATGCAAGCGGCTACTTGGCTGTGGCAACTGCAACCGGCGCTGACGCGACGACCAACGGCTTTCCTGTCGGTACCGCTAACACGGGTATCGTGGGTGTGTTTGTTGGCTGCTCGTTCTTCAACGCTCAAGGGCAGTTGATTTTCTCGCAGTACTACCCCACGGGTACCACTGGCGTTATCCAAGCGTCGGTTGTTGACGATCCCAACGTGGTGTTTCAGGTCCAGTCCGCTGGCTCTGTGACGCAAGCCGCTGTGGGCGCGAACTTGTTCTTCACCACAAGCGCTGTGGCAACTGGTAGCACAACCACGGGTAACTCTACGGCTTCTGTCGTAGCAGGCTCCTCGGCTGTGACCACCACTGCAGCCTTCCGTGTTGTCGGGTTTCCCAACGTGCAGGGATTTTCGGTTGTGGGCGACGCCTTCACTGATGTCTATGTGAAGATCAACCCCGGCTATCACAGCTTCACCAACGCCGTTGGTCTGTAAGGAGTATTAAAAAATGGCTATTTCACGCGCACAACTGCTCAAAGAGCTGCTCCCCGGTCTGAACGCCCTGTTTGGCATGGAGTACTCTCGTTACGGCGAAGAGCACAAGGAACTCTACGAGACCGAGAAATCGGAGCGTAGCTTTGAAGAAGAGACCAAGCTGGCTGGCTTCAGCGCTGCACCTGTCAAGAGCGAGGGTTCTGCCATCGCTTATGACAATGCGCAAGAGGCGTTCACTGCCCGCTACACCCACGAGACCATTGCTCTGGGCTTCTCGATCACCGAAGAGGCGGTTGAGGACAACCTGTACGACAGCCTGTCTGCTCGTTACACCAAAGCTCTGGCCCGCGCCATGTCCTACACCAAGCAGGTCAAGGCTGCAGCCGTTGTCAACAACGGTTTCAACGGCTCGTATCTCGGCGGTGACGGTGTCACGTTGTTTGGCAACAACAGCTCCAACACTCGTGTTGGCCACCCGCTCGTTGGCGGCGGTGTCAACTTCAACAGCCCAACCACGGGCGTTGACTTGAACGAGACTGCTCTGGAAAACGCTGTGATTCAAATCGCTGCGTGGACCGATGAGCGTGGTCTGCTGATTGCTGCCAAGCCGCGCAAGATGGTGATCCCTCCGGCCCTGATGTTCGTTGCCAAGCGTCTGCTTGACACTGAGCTGCGGGTTTCCACTGCTGATAACGACATCAACGCGATCAAGCAGATGGGCGCTATCCCAGAAGGCTACACGGTCAACCACTTCTTCACCGATCCGAACGCATGGTTCCTGTGCACTGACGTTCCCAACGGCATGAAGCACTTTGAGCGTATGCCTTTGTCAAACTCAATGGACGGTGATTTTGATACTGGCAACGTGCGCTACAAGGCCCGCGAGCGTTACAGTTTTGGCTGGTCTGACCCCCTCGGCATGTGGGGTTCGTCAGGTTCGTCCTGATTTTGTAGGGTAATCCCTAGTAAAAACGGCCCTTCGGGGCCGTTTTTCTTTGCCTGCGTACGGTGTACACTGTTACCTGTGTCAAACCACAGGAGCACCACATGGACACCGCAACACTACCCAAGACCCGTGCCGATGCAAAGGCGACGGGGGCATCGCACTACTTCACTGGAGAGCCCTGCAAGCACGGCCACATTGCCCCCCGCAAAACCAAAGGCGCGTGTGTTGAGTGCCTCAAGGTTGAGTGGGCTCTCGGCAACACAGAGCGGGCGGAGTACTTCCGTGAGTACAACCGTTCAGACGCAGGTAAGGAGGCAAAACAGCGGTACTACGAGGCTAACAAACCAGCCGTAGTTGCTAAAGCGCGGGCAACCCCCAACGCACTGAAGAACGCGTATCGAAAGAGGTGGAAAGAAGAAAACACGTTGCAAGTTTTGGCGGATAACAAGGTGCGTCGGCGTAAACACCGGACAGCTACACCCCCGTGGATGACGCGCAGGCAAAAAAGTGAGATACGCTCCATGTACCAAGCCGCTATTCTGTCGTCCAAGATTACGGGGGAGAAGTACGTTGTGGACCACATCTACCCGTTGCGCTCAGAAGTCGTTTGTGGGCTGCATGTGCCGTGGAACTTGCGCATCATTACGCAGCAACAGAATTTGCAAAAATCAAACGCCATGCCGGGAGACGAAGAAGCGCTTGCGTTCCCCCCAAAGCCGTGATACAAACACCGTATTCCGGGGTTCCCGGCGTTCTGACAGTCCCGGCTGACGACATGCAGACAGAACGCCCACAATACTCGCATGTGAGGAAATCATGGCTAATACCACCTTCAACGGCCCAGTTCGTTCCGAGAATGGCTTTCAAACCATCTCCACCAACGCTACAACGGGTGCGGTTACTGTCACCAGCACGCTTGGCGTCACCACCAGCGTGACCAACTTGACTGCGACGAACTTGGTCTTCACCGACCAAAACCACCCAACGACAGCCGCAATTAACGCCACTGCAACAGCCACTGCTGCTGAAGTTGCCACTGGCTACATCACCTCCACCTCGGCTGCCGCAACGACCATCACGCTGCCTACGGGCACGGCGCTTGGTGCTGCTATTAGTGCTGTTAAAGGTACCGTTCTCGATCTGTACGTGGACAACACTGGGGGCGCATCGACCGTGACCATTGCGGTTGCTACCAACGGCATCTTGTCCAGCGCTGCTGCGGACACTCCAGGCTCGTTTGGTGACTTGACCATTGCCGCTGGTGCCACGGGCCTTGCCCGGTTCACCATCATGTTCTCCAGTGCCACCGCCTACGTGTTTACCCGTACGGCTTAATAGGAGCGCATCATGACGATGCAAACAGACGTTAAGGCGGCGCACGCCGAAGCCACAGGCACAATTGTCTCTGGACGAAACCGCCTGAAGGGGTATCAGTGCATATCGGGCGGGACGGCGGGCGATATTATTTTTAGAGACGGGGGAGCTTCCGGCACTATCCGTCTGCAATTTAACATTGGTACAGGCACGCAGCCAATTGGGCTACCAATTCCGGGCGAGGGCATCCTGTACTACACAGACATTCACGTTACGCTTCCAACAAGCGCGAAAGTGACGGTGTTTTATGGCTAAGTCACCCGCATGGACACGCAAAGAAGGCAAGTCGGAAAAGGGTGGCTTGAACGCCAAGGGGCGGGCGTCCTACAACAAGGCCAATCCGGGAAAACCCGGACTGAAAGCCCCCCAGCCCGAGGGCGGCAGCAGGCGCGACTCTTTCTGTGCCCGTATGACCGGCATGAAAAAGAAGTTGACCAGCGAGAAGACTGCCAAAGACCCCAACAGCCGCATCAACAAGAGCCTTCGGGCGTGGAAATGCTGACATGAGCCAGAACACAGACCTTGTAAAAAACACCGTGGATATTGTCTCGGTGTTTGCGGCCATTGGCTCGTTCTTGGAGCTGCTCACGCCCGTGTTTGGCTTGATTGGTGCGGTGTGGACGCTGATGCGGATTATTGAGATGGTTTCCGGTAAGCCTTTTGCGGAGTTGATCCGCAAGGGCAATTCAAAGCAAGAGTAATTTTTAAAAGGTGACACTATGGCTTCCAAAATGAACCCTGGTTTTATGGCAATGATGGCCAAGAAAAAAGGCGCACCGGCTAAGAAGATGGCTGGTGGCGGCATGTCCAGCATGGGCTCGGTTCGCACCGCAGCTCCTAGCAAAGACGGTCTTTCTAGCGTCAAGACCAAGGGCAAGATGGTCAAAATGTCGGGCAGCAAACCTCTGGGCATGAAGTCCGGCGGCAAAACTTGCTGATATGAGAGCGAGTCGCGGGATGGGGGACATCAACCCCTCCAAAATGCCCGGTGGAGTCAAGAAGGCTCGCAGGGACGACACCGACTTCACGCAGTACGCTGAAGGCGGCAAGGTCAACGCGGCTGGCAACTACACCAAGCCTGAGTTGCGCAAGCGCATCTTGTCGCAAGTCAAGGCCGCTGCCACACAAGGCACGGGCGCTGGGCAGTGGAGCGCGAGAAAAGCACAGCTTGTTGCCAAAAAGTACAAAGCCGCAGGGGGTTCTTACCGTGACTGATAGCGCAACACAAAAGCAAACTCAGCAGAGCAGAGAAGCCGACATAGCTAAGTTGGCGCTTGAGTTGAAGAAACTCAATGAAGCGCACAAACAGGCGGGAGTTGAACGCCTGTCTAAGTCCGCCAGTAAAGCTGACCGTGAGTTGGCAGATTCGTGGAAAAAAAGTCTTTCCAGCGGCACAGCAACGATGATTCAGGACAAAGACGGCGCTGGGCGTCGGATTGGTCCAGATGGTCGCCCCATAGGCCCGGAACTTAAAAAAGTTGACGGCGAGTACAAAACTGAGACCAAGAAAAAAGGCGGCGTTGTATCTGCTTCCAAACGTGCAGACGGCATCGCCCAACGTGGCAAAACTCGCGGTCAAATGAGATGAAAGCCACCCAAAGTGGCAGCAAAAACGGCGAGGTACAGATAATGGCTAACGAAGAACTCTTGCCAGAAGGCGAAATGAGCAGCGGGGATGGAGCGCAGCTTAAAAAAGACATTGCCCGCATGGACAAATTCAACAAAGTTGCCTCCAAAAAAGGAGTCAATAATGTGCCCTTAAAGCTGCGCAAATACGCCCCGGTGTCGGGGGATTTATCAGACCCCAAGACTATGGCCGCGTATCAAGCCGGTGAGTACATGGCCGGTGCAGGCCGGGGTAAGCAGGGTGGCCCTACGGCCAAGGAAGTCCAAGGATATAAGGTGGGCGGTACGGTTGCGTCCAAACGCGCAGACGGCATTGCCCAGCGCGGCAAGACTCGCGGTCAAATGAGATGAAAGCCCCGCAGAAATCGCTCAAGGACTGGGGGGACCAGAAATGGCGCACCAAGTCCGGCAAACCGTCGAGTAAGACGGGGGAGCGGTATCTGCCCGAGGCAGCGATCAAGTCTTTGAGCCCTGCGGAGTACGCGGCTACCACAAAGGCCAAGCGGGCTGGGAAAGCCGCAGGCAAGCAGTTCGTGAAACAGCCCCCCAAAGTGGCCGCAAAAACGGCGAGGTACAGATAATGGCAAACGGCGCAGGCACCCCAGCGGCAACACCCAACCCTTTTGGGCCGCAACAGCAACCCCCATCAACTCCTATGGGCGGCGGCGCTTCGCCGTTGAACACTGGCGGCGGCATGGGCGGTCAGAACCAAATGGTTGGCACTATGGGCGGCTTTGGCGGCAACCTCGGAACTGCAGGGACTCTGGGCGGTCAGCAGAACACCATTGGGACTATGGGCGGCTTTGGTGGCAACCTTGGAACTGCTGGAACTTTGGGCGGGCAGCAGAACAACGTCCCCCAGTTTGCGCAGAACTACTTGCAAAATCAACAGCCCGCGCTGACCATGATGCCGCAGAATCAGGGACCGTACACAGGGCCTACTGACCCATCGGCGGTGCTTAATCGGGCGGGCAACATGGGCGGCTTTTTTCAACAGCAGCAGATGGGGCTGCAGCCGCAACAGCAGCAACAGCAACCTCTGCAGCCCCCGCAACAAGTTGCGCAACCGATACCGCTGCCCCAGCAACAGCCAGACATGTCCACCGCTATTGGTCAGCTCAAGGGGGGCGATCAGTTTGCCGCACAGAACACGATGCGGCAGCTCGTTGGCTTACCACCGCTGCAGGCCCCGGCCTACAACGCGAACCCCACAATGTCTGACGTTCAGCAGTTGCTGCAGTCGGGCGACAAAGCCAGTGCGCAAGAGATGATGCAGCGTATGGTGGGCCTGCCTGCCACGGGAGTGCCAAATCAAAGAACGAGCCCAGCCCCAGCAGTCCCACAAGGGATTCAGCGTTTGATGCAAGCTCGCCCAACGCTCCCCACAAACGCCATGCAGGGGGCTCGCGTTCCCCCACAGTTTCGTAGGTCTTTTGGACGCAGGTAAAAAACAATGGCCACCACATCTGGAGCAGCCGGTTTCAACCTCGATCTGACTGAGATCGTCGAGGAGGCGTTCGAGCGCGTGGGCTCAGAGATGCGCACGGGGTACGACCTCAGAACAGCGCGTCGCTCCATGAACTTGATGTTTGCCGACTGGGCCAATCGCGGCATCAACATGTGGACCTTCGAGCAGGGCACGATCCCGCTGGTCCAAGGCATAAACACATACGCGCTGCCCACCGACACGGTGGACCTGCTCGATCATGTGATCCGCACCCAACCCAACCAGCAGTCCAATCAGGCCGACCTGACCATCACGCGTATTAGTGTTTCTACCTACGCCACGATCCCCAACAAGCTAACGCAGGCCCGGCCAATCCAGCTCTGGGTGCAGCGGTTGGATGGCCAAGTCTCCCCCACGGGTTACACATTTCAAAGTGCTGACACTGGTGCTCAGACCATCACGCTGTCTTCTACGGCCAACCTGCCCACGTTGGGCTACCTGAACATCGGCACTGAGACCATCTACTACGGCTGGATCAACAGCGCAACGCAGCTCGGTGGGGTGTTCCGTGCGCAAAATGGCACCAGCCAGACTACCCCCACCGTGGGCACTGCGGTCTACATCAACAACACGCCTCGGGTCACAGTGTGGCCCACGCCGGACCAGGGCACCGTGGGCAACCCCACATACCAGTTCGTGTACTGGCGTATGCGCCGTGTGCAGGACGCAGGAGGCGGCGTCAACGTCATGGATGTGCCGTTCCGGTTTATCCCCTGCATGGTGGCAGGGCTGTCGTACTACATGGCGCTCAAGGTGCCAGGGGCGATGGAGCGGTTGCCGATCCTCAAACAGCAGTATGACGAGGCTTGGGACTTGGCCTCGCAGGAAGACCATGAGAAGGCAGCAGTGCGGTTTGTGCCGCGCAGACAGTACATCGCCGGGGGGTTCTAATGCCCAATCGTTTTTCGTCTGGCAAGTTTGCGATTGCGCAGTGTGATCGCTGCGGCTTTCGGTTCAAGCTCAAGGAGCTGAAGACCTACACGCTCAAGACCAAAAACGTGAACATGCTGGTGTGCACCGTTTGCTGGGACCCCGACCATCCGCAGTTGCAGCTTGGCATGTATCCGGTGGAAGACCCACAGGCTGTGCGCAACCCAAGGCCCGACACAACGTACCAACTGGGCGGTAACAGCGGGCTGCAGATTGCACCGAACAGCGGCACAGACCCAGACGAGGACGGCACGGCTACAGGCGGTAGCCGGGTGTTTCAGTGGGGGTGGAGCCCAGTGGGGGGATCGAGCTTCTTTGACGCGGCGCTCACCCCAAATAATTTGGTTTTGACCGTGAACCTTGGTACAGTAACAATTGCAACGACATAAGGAGTCGATCATGATGGACGCAAAAAAAGCAGTACATACGCACGAGAAAGCACTGCACCCCGGCAAGCCCCTGACCAAAATGAAGGCTGGCGGCAAAACCAACAGCGACATGCTGAAGATGGGTCGCAATCTGGCCAAGGTGGCAAATCAAAAGTCGCCCGGTCGCAAAGGAGCTTGATATGGCCACGTACAAACAACCTACAAAAGTAGCGTCGGTTGTGGTGGGCGAGGAGCCCGCTAAGACAACCATGCGTAAAGCCAATGTGGCTGTGGCCAACACCCGCAGTCAAGACTACCCGCCCATGAAGACCAGCGGCATCAAAATCCGTGGTACGGGTTGTGCGACCAAAGGCGTGACGGCTAGAGGCCCGATGGCATGAACTACGCCGCGTTGTCTGCTGCGATTCAGGATTACACCCAGAACTACGAGCAAGAGTTCGTGGCGAATATCCCTGTCTTCGTCAAACAGGCGGAGCAGCGCATCTACAACACGGTCCAGTTCCCATCACTGCGCAAAAACGTCACGGGCAATTTCACACCCAACAACAAGTATCTGTCGTGCCCGGATGACTTTTTGTCGGTGTACTCAATTGCGGTGGTTGATACCACAGGCGCGTACGAGTACCTGCTCAACAAGGATGTGAACTTCATCCGGCAGGCGTACCCCACGCCAACAGATACGGGTACCCCCAAGTACTACGCGCTGTTTGGCCCCACATTCAGTGCTAGCACGGAGCTGTCGTTTATTTTGGGGCCAACCCCGGACCTCAACTACCAAGTTGAGCTGCACTACTTCTTCTATCCAGCATCAATTGTCACGGCCAACAATACATGGCTGGGTGACAACTTCGACACCGTGTTGCTCTACGGCTCGTTGGTGGAGGCGTACACCTTCATGAAGGGGGAGCAAGACATGATGGCGCTGTACGACGGCAAGTACAAAGAAGCGCTCATGCAGGCTAAACGTCTGGGCGATGGGCTGGAGCGCAGCGATGCGTACCGCAGCGGGCAGGCGCGTGTCGCGCCCCTGCCGCAGAATAACGGGGTGCAGTGATGGCCTTTACCGGCAACTACTCCTGCAACACGCTGCGCTCGGGCCTTGTCAACGGCACGATCAACTTCGCCACGGACACGTTCTACTTGGCGCTGTACACCAACTCGGCAACGCTGGACTCGACAACCACCGAGTACACGACACTTGGCGAGGCCACGGGCGGTAACTACAGCCCCACGGGCCTGCCCGTCACGGCAACGATCTCCAGCGCGGTTGTGGGTGCAGGCAGCACTACATACGTCAGCTTCTCATCTCCCGCATGGACGGGCGTTATCACGGCTCGTGGGGCGCTGATCTACACGCCCGGTGCCAATGGGGCTGTCTGCGTGCTGGACTTCGGCTCCGACAAGACCTCGGCCAACACTTTCACTGTGCAGATGCCTGCAAACACCAGCACATCCGCACTCATCCGTCTCGTTTAAGGAGCAACCATGTTGAACGACAAAGCAAAATCCACGGACACCGCTATCGCTGCCGCATCCGTTGGTGCAACCCCTCAAGCCGCTGCCAAAGCAGGTGGCGTGTTCCATGTTCAGTGCCATGACGCTCAGGGCAACCTGAAGTGGGAAGTCGAGGAGCACAACCTCGTGGTCAATGTCGGCTTGCAAGACATGAACACCAAGTACTTCTCGGGCTCTAGCTACACGGCAACGTGGTATCTGGGTTTGTATGGTGCCTCGGGAACTAACAACCCCGCTGCTGGTGACACGATGGCTTCGCACGCTGGCTGGACTGAGGTTACAGATTACAGCCAAGCAACTCGCCCGCAGGCGGTGTTTGGCACGGCCACCACGGCTGACCCCTCAGTAATTAGCAACTCGGGCTCCCCGGCTGTGTACACCATCAACGCAACCACAACTGTGGGCGGGGCGTTCCTGACCAGCAGCAACGTTAAGGTGCCCGGCAACACGGGCACGTTGTTTTCGGCGGTGGACTTCTCAGCTCCTGGGGATCGCGCCGTTGTTGCCAACGACACGGTCACAGTGACCTATACCTTCAGCCTTGACGCAGCATAAGGAGCCACATCATGGCAACGATGTTTAAAAAAGGTGATGTGGTCAAGGTCAACACCGTGGTCCCACACGGCCCGGTCAAGGCTTTGCGCATGGACGAGGATGGCAATGTGTATTGCCTGATTGAGTGGACTGATGTGAACGGTTCAACGCAAGAACGCTGGATTGATGAGTCACTGCTGACTTCTGGAGATTGATATGGCATTAGTACTGGCGGATCGCGTACGGGAGACTACAACCACCACAGGCACGGGAACAATCTCGCTGGGTGGCCCGGTTTCGGGCTTCCAGGGCTTCAGCACGGCCATTGGCAACGCAAACACCACGTACTACACGATTGCTGACGCCGCCACGGGCGCGTGGGAGGTGGGCCTTGGCACGTACACATCTTCGGGCAGCACACTGGCCCGCACGACCATCCTGTCGTCCAGCAACGCTGGGGCAGCGGTTAACTTCGCCGCAGGCACAAAAGATGTGTTTGTCACCCAGCCCGCAGAAAGGGCTCTTTACCTGAATGGCGCAGGCACAGGTGTTGACGCCGGGGCGGCAGCGTTTACAGCCAACGGTGTTGTGTACGCAAGCTCTACAAGTGCGTTGGCTACTGGCTCTGCGCTGACGTTTGATGGGACGAATTTGGGTGTTGGCGGCACTGCTACTGCACTTAGCACTTATCGTGGTGCAGAGTTTGCAGGAACAAGCACAACAACTGGCGGCTTCTTGAGAATGCGAAGCAGCAATTCAAGCGTAAACAGCCTTGATTTTTTGGATGAAAATGGTAGAGGTATTTTTACAACTACAAATCACCCAATCCGTCTTGGTGTAAACGACACAGAACAAGCCCGCCTTACCGCTGATGGTCTAGAAATCAAGCAATCCCAACTGATCGGATATTCCTCCTACGCAGGCATCGGCACAAACGGCTTGGCTGTTGCTGGTAATGTGGGGATTGGGACTGCTT